CACAAGGAGTCTGCCATGAGTGAACTGCTACACGCGATCCGAATCGAGTGGCCGAACAAGGCCACTTACAACCGGTTCAAGGTTGCCCTGGAGGTGCAGGATGCGGGCAATCTCCGCGCGCTCTCGCGCGAGTTTGTCAAGGTGGTCGACGCTGCGATGGATGCGACCAAATCCACTGAAGCCACCTGGAGCGATCCTGCCGTGATCCTGTTCGTCAACAAGTTCGAATCGTTGTGCCGCACCGAACAGGACATGCGGTTCTCGCAAGCCTACGACGCGTGCCACAAGCACAAGGAGTGACACCATGCCACGCCCGCAACACTGCCCGTGCGGCTCCGGGGAATTCCCAACCGCACAAGTTGACGGTTACGGAATCTTTCTCTGCTACACCTGCCCGAAATGCGAGCGCGAAAAGCTGGCGGAATTCCGCCCGGATATTCGCGAGCGATACGAGACGGACGACACCATCGAGGACGATTGATGCAATGTGTAGCCGCTTAACAAGCGGCTATGCGGTGCATGATCGCACCGGCCCCAAGCCACAAGGAGTCTGCCATGATCGTTTACGCCGCTGGCGTTGTCGTCTGCCATCGGGAAAACCTTTGGACGGAACTCTGGTATAACCTGCAATACCTCGATGCTTCCGCCTACGGCTGCAATACGTGCATTTTCATGATTCCCGGCACCCACGACCATTGCGAGGCCGCGCCAACCCGGGACTACGACAATGTCCGAATGATGTAGCGTGCTGGCGCGCCCATCCGCGCGCCAGTGCGGTGCGTGTTCGCACCACCCAAGCCACAAGGAGTCTGCCATGGCAATCGTTCCCACCGTGCACCTCAACGGCACCTCACGCGACGCATTGGTTGACCAGTTGCGCGCCGCAATCGAGGCAATCCACGCGGCCGAATCGAAGCTTACGGCCGCGGCGCCGCACGGCCGCGACTACTACCCGCAAGGGTCCGACGCGATCCGCGTTGCGCAGCAAGAGCACGCCGCGCGGCTCACCAAGCTCCAGGAAATCGAACGCGAGCTTACCCAGATCGCGCTCGCGATCATGGACGCGTGAATGATGCAACGTCCTACGGCCGCACCCGCGGCCGTAGTGCGGTGCATGTTCGCACCACCCCAAACCAAAGGAGTCTACGCTATGCCGATGTTTGCAGTCTGGTACATGCGGCCGGAGTGGTTCCGCAGCGGCTTGATGGGCGAAAAGCCCGACGCTGCCAACCTCACCGCGACGCATGTGCACCTTATGGAGCAAGTGGCCGGAAGTCTCGGCGGCTTGTTCCACAACATGCAGGGCGAGGTGTGGTCGCCCAATGGTGAGGCGCGCGAGCTGATCCAATCGAAGGGATTGCAGCACACCTCAATGTCCGTGGGCGATGTCGCCATCGCACCCGATGGCAGCGTGCACCTCTGCGCACGGATCGGATGGGAGCAACTGAAAGGGCCGGACAATGGCTAACCTGAGCAAGCGCAATCCGTGGGCGGTCGAGATGCAGCCGCTTGGCGTGTCGCAATTCTACTGCATCGGCGCCTATCCCGATGAGGCCGAGGCGCAGACACAGGCCGAGGCCGCCCGCGAGCGCACGGAACGCACCGGCCATCCGGTGCCGGTCCGTGTGCGCAATGCCTACCCGACGCGATAAGCCCATGCGGCGGCGCAATCCGCCGCATGAACGTATCGCGAGATACGGCAACCCAAACCCAGGAGTCTACGATGGCACGTCTGCGACTGAGCACCGACAAGGCCGAAAAGAACGGTCCGCTTGTTTCGGTTATCCTTCTGAGCAATCCATTCCCGACGCGCACCGTGGAGATCACCACGGCGGCGGACGCGCAACGGGAATTTGACGCGTACGCCACCGAAGCTGCGGCAACCGGGCAGCCAATGTGCGTGTTCATGCTGATGCACCCGCACGATCGCGCCCCGCGCGGTTTCAAGAAACTGCCGTTTAAGCGTTTCGTCAATCTCGACTGACGTTCCCGCCTATGCCCGGGGCAACCCGGGCATATGGGGAGCGCCAATGCTCCGAACCCAAACCCAAAGGAGTCTACCATGGGTACACGTTCCGACATCATCGTGCATTGCGCGGACGGCAAGTGGCGGCGGATTTACTGTCATTGGGACGGCTATCTGTCCCACAACGGAAAGATTCTGTTCGACCACTACACCGGACAGGCCAAGTGCGACGCGCTTGTCGCATTGGGCGACATGTCGTCGCTCAACGAGGAAATCGGCGTCGCGCATCCATTCGAGCGCCCGTCGATCGACAACAAGAAAGCCTATAAGGCTTTTCAAAAGAAGTACGGCAAGATGTGCACGTACTACGGCCGCGATCGTGGCGAGAAAGACACCGCCGCGACCGTGGGCGATAGCCTGCACGCGGTATGGCCGGAAGCCGACACCTGGACGGAATTCACCTACGTCTGGGATGACGGCCGCTGGTGGGTGGGCGATCCCGACAAGGGCTCGCAAACCCTGATCGACCTTGGCGACGCGCTGATGGGCAAGTCGACCCTGATGCCAGCCGTCAAGGTTTTCGGCCTCGGCACGATCGGGCAGCACAAGCCGCACGATCCGACGCAACCCTGAGCAAGCCCATGGGCTGCAGCAATGCAGCCCATGAACGTGCTCACGCACGAAACCCGAACCAAAGGAGTCTACGATGGAAATGACAAAGCCAACCACCACCAACGCACCGCTTGGCGTGCTGGACGGCTGGATCAGAGGCAAGGGCCGCTCCGGCGTCTGGCATCTTGGCCGCGTGCACGAGGTGCGGGGCGCCAGGACAGGCGAGGTGCTGCACCGCGCACACCTCACCGCCTGCAGCGGCGCGCAACTGGGCGGACCGTGGGGCTATGAACGCGCCACCGAGCCGACCACCGCGTACATCTGTAAGAATTGCGCCAGGATTGCGCGACGCAAGACTACCAACCCGCCGTAACCAAACCAAAGGAGTCTGCAATGAAGCTCAACTGGCTACGCCTGGGCGAGTCCTGGGTGGGACAGCGCGGAACGACACGCCGCGCGACGTTCTACAAGGTTTTTCCAAGCGCCCACGGCGGCGGCAGGTGGGGCATTGAAAGCTACCTGCCTGGAGCCACCCACGGCGCCGGCAATTTTGAGACCCGGGAGAACGCGCAGGAGTACGCCGAAATCGATTTTGCGGACTGGCTCTCTGCCTTCGGCCTGACCAGCGACGATTGATGCAACGTCCTGCCGCGCTCTCACGGGCGCGGCAGTGCGGTGCATGATCGCACCAACAAACCAAAAGGAGTCTGCAATGCTGAACCGCAAGGAACTACAAACCATCCACGACATCGCCGAGCGCGCCGTCGCGCTCTACCAGCGCCTGGACATGCTGGACGACAGCGACGCGAGGTTTGCACTCACTGGCATCGCCAGCGAGATCATGACGGTGCACACCGAGATCATTCCGCTGCGGCTGGAGGAGCTTGCGGGCGCGGATGACAGCAACTTCGCGCACGACATCGGCGGCATCCACCGCCATCTCGACAAGGAAAGCGACAAGCCGCGCCTCACCGACGGCTTCTGCCCGCGCTTCGCGGTCGTGTGAAAAAAACCAACGGCGCCCCCATCGGTGGATGGGAAGCGCCGTTGGCCCCAAACGCGCAAGGAGTCTACTCTCGCGCGAATCCAGATACACCAACATATCAGAAAGGAGCCAGCCATGGCAAACGGCAATCCGCCCGTGTTCATGACGGGCAACGACTACCAGGAGGCGCTGGATAAGCTCGGCCTGACGCACAGCAAGCGTATCGAGCAATTCCTTGGCGTCGACTATGCGACGTCCTATCGCTATGCCAATGGACGCACACGCATTCCCAAGCCGACCGCGATGTTGCTGCGGCTCATGGTGCGCGAATCGTACACCTTGGAGGAGGTGGACATCGCGGCGGTGCCGATATGACCTACAAGGAACTGGTAACCATGCTGCGCGGTTCTCCCGGCGGAACCACCGAAGCGATGTTCATGAGCCACGGCGCCACGCTGGCGCAGCTATCGCGTCTCGTGGCGGAAGGCGAGGCGCACACCGTGGTGCGGCGCTTGGCGAGTCACGGTGGCATGAGCGTGATCTGGTACTTTCCTACGACGTCAGCTCCTTCACAATCCACATGATCGACTCCTCAAGCGAGGTGAGCGCGAGCGCGTGATAGCGGCCGGGCTTGACCTGATCGAACAAGGTCTCAAGCTCGGCCGCCTTCCCCTTGATCGCGTCGTGCAGCGCAATCTCGCCTTCGGTCAAGGCGCGATAGCGCGGGCGAAAGCGGCTCACCGGCAGATTGACGTCACCATCTTGGCGCGCATCGGTCTTTCCTTCATAGACATTCGACATTCTGCTTCTCCTTTATCCGCACGGCACCAGCCGAATCCCCATGAACCCGCGCTCGTGTCCATTGCGGTAGCGTTTCACACCGTGCGACTCCAACGCCTGCGAAAATGCCTTGCGCGATCCGGGCGACTCGCCGGCGTTCTTTGCCCACACCTGCCAGTCGCGATAAAGGACCGATGTGCTCGTATGCACATCGAGATCGACCATCGTGTTCTCGCCCAGCCATTGCGCGATGCTGTCCTCCTCCTCGACGTACTCCTCGGTTGCCGTCAGCACCGCCTCGGGCGGCTGGAGCCCGTTGCGTTTCCAGTCGCGCTGGCCCTGGAGCAGCTTCCACAGGATGCCGGGCCATTCGTCGCGCAGCTCCTCCCGCAAGTGCAGCCTGCGCTCATGGTCGGGGATTTCGACGATGAACGGCACGAGGTGGATGCGCCGCCGCATCGCCTTGTCGACGTTGCCGATCACCGGCTTGTGGTTGCCACTGATGCAAATCTTGAAGTGCGGCACAAAGGTGAAACTGTCCTGCCGCATATGGCGCGCTCGCACCCGCCCGCCGCCGACCAGATGTTTCAGCAGCCCCTCATCCCACGCGCGGCCCTTGTTGGTTTCCTCCGCCACGACCAGCCGCACGCCGCGCATCGCCGCCAGCTCCTCCGGGTGGCGCTCGTGGCGATGCTTGACGAACAGCTCGATTGACGCCGACGTCGCATAGTTGCCCATGACGCCCTGGATCGTATCGAGCAATACCCCCTTCCCATTCTGACCGTAGCCATAGAAGAACACGAACACCTGTTCCTGCGTGCTGCCGGTCAGGCAATAGCCGAACCAGCGATAGAGATACGCGATCACTTCGCGGTTCTCGGCGCAGACACGCATGAGAAACCTGTCCCAGCGCGGCGTCGGCATATCGGTCGGCGCGATTCCGCAGCATTTCGTGATGAAGTACTCCTTGAGATGCGGCCGCAGCGTGTCGTCATCGTCATCGTTCATCGCAATGACGCCGTCCGGCGTGCTGAGCAGGTGGATATGACGGTCGAAATCGTCGGCGATCATGCCAAGCTCGTCGCGTGCGTTATCGAGGATGCCCTTGCGCATCGCATGCGATTCGATCGTCGCGCGGTGCTTCGGCTTGCGAACGTCTGCGCCAGCTTTGCGCAGGAACGCGCCAAGCGATCGTCCGACAATTCCCGACTCGTCACTCAGCCAGATGCCATTGACACAGGCGTACCAGTGCCCGCCGACGTGGCGAAAGTCCTCGACCCCGATGGCGCGCAAGTCCTGAAACCATGCCGTTCCCATCGCTTCGGTGGTGGGCAGAAAGTCCGGCCGCATCCATGACGCCGGCAGCACCGACACGATCTTTGGCTTTTCATCCGGCATCGGCTTGCTCCAGATCGGCAAAATCCCAGCCAACGCCATCGAGCATGACCATCTCGCACGCGCGCCCTGCCTCAACCCAGCGCCAATAGGCTTGCTGCCCGACCCGCCAGCCGGTGCGCGAGCGATCGTTATCGAGGCACAGCAGCAGCCCGTCGACGTCCGCCAGCAGCGGGCAGCGGCCGAGCGCGCCGGCCGAGCCGAACGACCACACCAGCCCCTTGCCCTGCATCGTCAGGGCGAGCCCGGTTTCGAGCCCCTCGCAGCCGGTGAGACGGCGCGCGAGCTGCACCGCCGCGTGCGAGGCGAGCTTGGCGACGCCGGCATTGCCCAGCATCATCTTGTCGCCATCGCGTTTGTAGTCGCGGGTCAGGAACGTGCGGTGAATGCCGACCAGCCGATCGCTCTCGGCGTCGCGCATCGCGGTCACCATCGCGGGCGCCCGCCCCTTGCCGCGCGGGCAGGACGGCTGCCAGCGGATCACGTCCATGTTGACGGAGGGCGGCAATACCAGTCCGCGGCCGGCTAGGTAGAACTCGGCGGGTGTGCCGCGCGCGGACACGCTGTCGGCCCAGACCGCGCGGGCGAGCGCAACCGCCTTATCATCAGCCGTAGGCGGAGCCGGTTGAGGTACAGGCGCCGCCGCATCACGCTTCCCGCGACCGCGGCCCAGATCGAATCCGCGCGACCGCAGGATGTCGGCGAGATCAGTCGACGCACAGCCGGCAAAGCAATGGACCAGGATCGCGCTATGGCCGCGTACAATCTCCATCGATGGGGAGCGATCGGTGTGGCCGACGCAGCAGCAAAGCCAGCCGCGCCGCGTCCGGCGCGCTTTGCCACAGGCTCGTGCGATCCGCTCGACCGAATCCATATGACGCTCACCCGGTTGTCTCCGAGACCACCGACACCTGCCAGCCCTTGCTGGCGCAGTATTTGCGCACCCGATCGCGCGACCAGCCCTTCATGTAACGGACGATGTCCGCCGCCACGACCACGCGGTTCTTGCGCAGGACAATGCCGGCACAGAAGTGCGGCGCCTCGATCGCGGCGAGAAGTTCAGTGGTCCTTGTCATTGGCTTCCTTGGCGATGAGCTTGATCACCTCGATGCAAGGCTCGACGACACCGTTCATGTGGCCATTCGTCATCAGCAGTAGACACCTGACTTGCGCGTTGAAGTGGCCTTCGGTCTCGCGTGGTTGGCGAATGCTGGAGATTTCTGCGATGTTGATCGTGATCTCCTGGCCGTCCGGCCCATGCAGGACGATGAAATGCACGGCGGCGAGAAGCGCGAGGATGTTCATTGCTCCCCCTCCCGCTTCTCGATTGCCTCCATCGCGCCGATATAGGCCCGCCGGGCGCGTCGCACGCCTTCGGCCCCGCGCGCGGGCTCGCCGGTGGCATCCTTCATCCAGGTCGCGAACAATTGCTGGACATGCTCCTTGTACGCGACATCGATCGCCTGCCGGTCCAGCTCGAACAGATGCTTGTCGTATTTCGAGGGCGGCAGCTCGTGCACGGCGCTCGACGTCGGGAGCAGGGCCATGGTCGCCGACAGTCCAATCACCAGCGGCAGCATCAGCCATGGCAGGATGCGCGTCATGACCGCGCCTCCGCCTCGATCCGGTCGACCACCTCGCCGATCAGCGACTGCGGCGAGCTGTCCTGATTGCGCGTGAGCGCGTGCCGGATGGTGTCGAACGGACAGCCATGCTGGAGCGCCAGCGACAGGAGGATCGCGGCATCGCGGCACACCGCCTCGACGTCGGAGCCGATCTTGCGCGAGGTGATGAACACCTCGGCGACGCGGCCGTCCTCGAACGTGCCGAACGAGACCGCATAGTCGATCATGCCGCGCGACAGCCCGAAGGTGAGCGCGGAGCGCCGGGCCGGCAGCAGCTCGCGCGTGTCGCGGTTCATGCGCTCCGCCTTTGCGTTGGGGAGAACATGCGCTGCTCCTCGACAAAGTCGAACAGATCATCCAGCGAGTGCAGTCGCGCCGGATCGATGAACCAAGCGCGCGAACGTTCATTCCAATTGCCGCGGCTGATTCCCTCACGCGCCAATGCCCAGCCGATCAGCCAGAGTGTCGGCATGTTCTCGGCGTGCACCAGCACGTACGGCTTGTCCGCATTCTTTTCGATGTCCAGCGGCCGAATGCCAAGGTCCGGCCCAATCGTCAGATGGCGGCGGGCGCGCACCTCCAGGATGCCGCCGACGTCGTTGCCGCCGCCCGAATCGTCCGGGTCCCAACACAGATTGTACGTTTGCGCGACGACGAATTCCCCCATGACGCCCATCACGTTGTCGTCGCGCGGGTTGGGGTGATCGATGATGCCGTAGTGCTTCCAATTGCGCTGTAGGCGCAGCTCGCCAACGTGCTCGCACATCTTCTTCTGCATCTGCGTCAGCGTCACCTCGATCATGCGCTCACCTTGATGTTGGTGAGCACGGCACCCCATTCCTGGAGCTGCTTGAGCGCGTCGTCGAAGTTGTCGCAAATTGCATAGGGCAACCCGCGCTCGGTGCACCAGCCGGCAAAGTCCGCCTGCCGATCGGACAGCGAGCAGCCCTTGCGCTTGAGTTCCATGAAGTGCGGGTGACCGTCGTCGGACAGCAGGATGAAGTCCGGCCAGCCCGGGATCAGGCCCATGCGCTTGAGGCGGCCGGCGGTCGACTTGCTGCGCAGCTCGCCGTTGGGGATGTGCGTGTACATCCAGCCGTCCACGAGCCAGTCGCGCAGGATGTCGGCGACCATGCAGTGGAGCGGAAATTCCAGAGGTGGCGCCGGCCCGCGCACCTTGCCAGTAAACAGGTTGAGCTGGCCGGGTCGCGCCATGCGCGCCCTCCCTTGCAATCAGGATGCAGCGCGCAGTTCCGAGCGGGTGCGGACGGTGGCGGGGCCGAAAACCTTGGGATTGAGGTAGATGCGCTTGATCTTGCCGCCGGTCGCGGCCTCGATCGCCGTGGCCATGCGGGCGGAGACGCGGCCGGTGGTCTTGGCGCGCCACACGGCATGCTGCGTGTAGCCGATCGCCTCGGCCAGCGCCCACTCGCTGCCGCGCAGCTCGATCGCGGACAGCATCGCCTTGCGGACATCGCGTCGGGACATAACAAACCCTCCAGACGCCGCCTGGACGACGCCAACCCACCGTTTCTTATCGACCCGATCCGGTAATAAAACCGCAAAGTATCGCCGCCGTCAATCGCTGTGGAACAGCCGTAAGCGGTCACCGGTTAGTGTGGACTAGAACGGCTAGAAGTGCCTATATTTGTCCGCTGACAAAAAGGGGAATGAATTCGTGACCACACTCAACTCTGAGTCATGCCGGCGGCGACCCCTATAGGTGTCAGTCGGGTAATCGACTCTATTTATATGTGTGGAAGGCACGCTCACTTTTCTGTGACCCGAGGAACGCACTCATGAGCACTGCATCTGGCGCGCAGATCAAACAGAAGCGCAATCAGTTGGGGTGGTCGCAACAGAGATTGGCGACGGCCGTCGGCTCACACCCGCAAACAATCGATAAAATCGAGCGCGGCGCGATCAAATTCTCCCGCTATTTGTTGCCCATCCAGCAAGCACTGGGCATCATTGGCGCGGCCGAGGGCGTGTCGGGTGGGCCGGTCGTAACGAGAGATTTCCAATCGGCGGAGCTGATCGCGACGCAAGATCGGACAGCCGCGCTGCCGTGTTTCTTTGGAAACGCCGACGAGTCCGAGGAGTACGCGATGGTGTTGCGCGCCGAGCCGACGACACTGATCCCGCGTCCGATACGCCTGCACGATTTCGAGGAGGCGTATGCTGTCGTTGTTGCCATTACGGCAATGGAGCCAGCCTACGAGGTGGGCGATACCCTCTACGTCAATCCCTACCTGCCGCCCGAACCGGGCAAGGATGTGCTATTGCGCAGGGAGTTGGACGGCGGCGGCGCGATGGTGATCGTCGGCCGCCTCGTGGAGATCACACGCGATGGCTGGCGCGTGCGACAACATGGACGGTTACAAAAAAAAGATTTCAGTGTGTCCAAAAAAGAATATCCGAAATGCCACCGCATCATCGGTACAATCAACCGATAGGCATATTCAGCCGTTCTGGTCAGATTTAATACCCGAACGTATTGACGCATCGCACCCAGAAGGGTTAACGTGTCCTTAACCAAGGACACCTCAATGCCGCTCACGCCGGCCCAGCTCGCCCTGCGAGAGAACAAGATCACCGCATCGTTCCTGCCGCAGTTGATGAAAGGCGACGATCGGGCGATCTTCAACAAGTGGCTGGAGCTGATCGGCGATCCGAAGTGGACGCCGGAGGATTTCACCGACGACTGGCCGGTTCAATTCGGTTCCTTCATCGAAACCTTCGCGCTCGACTGGCACCAGCGTCGGACCGGCAAGCCGCTCACCCGGCGCGGCGACGTCGTGGTGCATCCGCGGCGCCCATACTTCTGCTGCACCCTCGACGCCTTCCGCGAGGACGATCAGTGCGCGATCGACTGCAAGGCGTGCGGCGCCTACATGCACGTCGACGACATCCTCCGCTATTACACGCCGCAGCTCATCGGTCAGCAGGGCTGCACCACCGCGTCGCGCATGGCGATCCTCCTGGTGCACGGCGGCGCCGAGCCGCGCGAGATCGAGATCGAGGCCACCGCCGACTATATCGAGCAGGTATGGAACCGGGTCGACGCGTTCCAGCTCTGCGTCGAGAACCTCACCCAGCCGGTGGCGTTGCCCGAGATCGTGCCGCCCGAAAAGTGGCGCACCGTCAACCTCCTCAACGACAACGACATCGCGGCGCACAACTGGTCCGGCGAGATGCTGATCGCGCTGGGGACGTGGCTCGCGACCGAACAGGACGCCAAGGCGTTCGAGGCGTCGAAGGAGCGCGTCAAGGAGCTGCTGCCGGCCGACGTCGGCACCATCCTCACCGCTGACGTCAAGATCGCGCGCGACCGCCGCAACGCAGTGAGCATCCGTCATCGCAGGCAAGCCTAGAGCAGCGAGAGCTTCATGGTATGCGAGCGAGCCATCATGAGGGAGAGCACCAATTTGCCGGAGCGAGCCATGCACCGAGATAGTGCCAAAGGTTGGGAGCGAGCCACGTTGTAAGAGCGTGCCGAAAGAGATGAGCGAGCCGAGATCGAGGAGAGTGCCGCCTTGGCCAGAGCGAGCCATTGGACCTGGAGGGTGCCAAGCGCGTGGAGCGAGCCCAGGGTCGTGAGAGCGCCAACGTTGCGGAGCGAGCCAAGAGTCGTGAGGGCGCCAACATTAAGGAGCGAGCCATGTCGCTTGGACAGTGCCACAGAAGCGGAGCGGGCCAAGATCATAGTGGGCACCAACCCAGTGGAGCGAGCCAATATCGTTGGATGGCACCACCCGACATGAGCGAGCCAGTGTCTAGGATCGTGCCAACATGAAGGAGCGAGCCAGGGTCGCAAGCGCGCCAAAAGCGGATGAGCGAACCACTGCTATGGAGAGCACCATCGGGAAAGAGTGAGCCGTTGTCGGAGGAGTGGACCAGATGAAGGAGCGAGCCGCCATTTGCTGAACCGCATCATGACGAACGAGCGAGCCAGCGTAGCTGAGAAGGCCATGACGAATGAGCGAGCCGTCTGCTTTGAGCGTACCGAGATGCGTGAGCACGCGAGCCATAGGTCCTGGGAGTACCAGAGATATTGAGCGAGCCGTGCAACGAGACAGCATCACTGATGATGAGCGAGCCATATCCTTTGCGAGCACCGGTAGCTCAGAGCGAGCCACTGCAGCGCGAGAGACCATTGTAGCCGAGCGAGCCGATCATCGCAGAGCGCGCCATTGCGCAAGAGCGAGCCCATCGTCGTTGAGAGCGCCAAATAGGAGGAGCGCCAGATGACCACCGCCATCACCGCCGCACCGATCCGCACCCGTCTGCCTGTTCCGGCCGGCATCAACGTCAACCATTGGCGCGTGCTGACCGAGGCGATCTTCCCCAACGCCAAGACGCCCGAGGCGATCCTGCTGGCAATGGAATACTGCAAGGCGCGCAATCTCGACATCCTCAAGAAACCGGTGAACATCGTGCCGACGTGGTCGAGCCAGCTCCGCCGCGAGGTAGAAACGGTGTGGCCGGCGATCACGGAAGCGCAGGTGACCGCCGCGCGTACGCATGAGTGGGCGGGGCTCGACAAGCCGGTGTACGGCGAGACCAAAACCACGCTGTTCAAGGGTCGCCGCAAGGACGACCGCGGCAACTGGGTCGATGCGCAAGTGACCGTGACCTATCCCGAATGGTGTGAGCGTACGGTCTACCGCATGATCGGCGGCGCCCCGCGCGCCTTCACGGAGCGGGTCTACTGGGTCGAATCGTACGCCCGCCATGGCGGTTCCACGCTGCCGAACGCCATGTGGTGCAAGCGCCCGTTCGATCAATTCGCCAAGGTGGCCAAGGCCGCCGCGCTGCGCGCCGCCTTCCCGGAGGAGGACGGTGGTCCGACCGCCGAGCAGATGGAAGGTCAAGACATTGCCGAGACTGACTTGATTGAAGCCGCGCCAGCCACCTCGACGGCGGAGGGCACCTTGAGCCCAGAGGCTGGGGCGACCGGCGGCGTCCAGCCGAGTGAGGACCCGAGTAGCTGGACGCCGCCGACGCAGCCAGATCATGATCTGCGTACCGGCGAGGTGCTGGACGAGACCACGCCCGAGGAGCTGGAGCGCGAAGCCAACGAGGACTGGCGCGACTGGGGCCAGCGGTTCCTGGCGCGCATCGCGCACGCGCAGACCGTCGAGATCATCGATGAGTGGATGAAGTTGAATCAAAAGACGCTGGAGCAGATGCTGGCGGAGGCGCAGAAAATCCACGCTCGCCTCGTCAGCGCGGTCGGGCGGCATCGCCTCAACCTGATGCCGCCGACCGCAGCCGGGTAGCGAGCCGTGATCGGAGAGAGCACCGGCCTCGGCGAGCGAGCCATGGGAGGTGAGCGAGCCATCCTCTTGGAGAGCGTAGCGAGCCATCTGGGATGAGTGAGCCATGGGAAGCGAGCGCACCGACGCTCCAGGAGCGAGCCACGGCTTGCGAGGGCACCAACTCCTCTGAGCGACCCGCTACTCGTGAGAGCACCAGGATAACCAAGGGCCGAGAGCCCAGAACCAGGAGAGTACCAAATGGACAAGCGCACCACAGACGACGACTTCCGCAAGCCAGTCGAACGGCTCGCGCGCGATCTCGTGAGGGCAGCAGCGACGCTGTCCGATCGCGAGGCCCGCTTCCTCGTCGACGCCTACTATTCGATGCAGGAGGAGCGCAAGCGCGCCAACAATCAGCTCCGCGCCATGGAGGCGGAGCCGCACATGGTGATCGATTGGCTGGCCGCGCAGCACGAGACCCTGGAGGGCCAGATCAAGCGGGCGCTCGACGCCTACAGCGACGCGCACCCGGTGGGGCCGTGGCTCAAGTCGCTGCACGGCATCGGCCCGGTGATCGCCGCCGGCCTGATGGCGCACATCGACATCACCAAGGCGCCGACCGCCGGCCACATCTGGCGGTTCGCCGGCCTTGATCCGACCATGCAGTGGAAGAAGGGGCAGAAGCGGCCGTGGAACGCGAGCCTGCGCACGCTGTGCTGGAAGATCGGCCAGTCGTTCGTGAAGTTCTCCGGCGCGGAGGAGTGCGTCTACGGCGCCGTCACCTACCGCAAGCGCAAGGAGATGGAGGTCGAGCGCAACGAGCGCGGCGAGAACGCCGAGACCGCCCAGCACATCCTGTCGGAGAAGAATTTCGGCAAGACCACCGAGGCGTACAAGGCGCTGATCACTGGCAAGCTGCCGCCGGCACAGATCGACGCGCGAGCGCGCCGTTACGCGGTCAAGCTGTTCCTGTCGCACCTGCAGATGGTCTGGTGGTTCATCTCGACCAAGGAGCTGCCGCCGCTGCCGTATCCGATCGCGCACCTTGCCCACGCCCACATGGTGCCGCCGCCGAACATCGATCAGGTGCCCGGTCTCGCCGAGGCACTGCGCAGCCGGAGAGAATGACGGCGCCATATCACGGGAGCGAGCCACTCGCAACGAGAGCGCCGTGTCGATCGAGCGAGCCGACTTGCGCGAGAGAACCGGACAAGTGGAGCGAGCCAAAGGTCGAGTAGTGCGCCTCGGAAACTGAGCGAGCCAAGCTTTGCGAACGCGCCATGGCAGTTGAGCGAGCCGACGTCGGGCAAGTGCACCGCAAGCAGTGAGCGAGCCGAGGAACGAGAGTGCGCAAGACTGAGGAGCGAGCCGTCGCCGAATGTGAGTGCCACATTGTGGGAGCGAGCCAAGTGGAAATAGCGCGCCAAAGCAGACGAGCGAGCCGAGTCCCGTGAAGTAAGTGGTGCCAACAAGGCAAGAGCGAGCCGACGCCGGTTGAAGTGATCGGTGCCAAACCTGTGGAGCGAGCCGACAAGCCCGAGAGCGCCAATGAGGTAGAGCGAGCCACGGAGCCGGATAGCGCCAACATGGCAGAGCGAGCCGAGTCTGTAGAGAGTACCGGAATGGTTGAGCGTGTTGCATATGAGGTGGGTGCCGGCGTGCTGATCCCGCGCGACCACGAGGCGCTGGAGCAATTCGCCAAGCTGCAGAGGGGCAGCACGGTCGACCTGGAGCTGTTCCAGCGCCGATCGCGCGTATTCTCCAACTCGCTGCACCTCCTGTTCAAGCGGATTGCCACATCGAGGAACATCCGCGTGCGCAACGTGCGCGGCTGGCTCGCTATCGCGACCGGTCGCGCCGACTGGGTGAGGCTGCAAGGCCGCGCGGTGCCGGTCCCCTGGGGCACCAACCCCGGCGATATGTCGGCGGCCGAGCTGGAAGCGTTCTGGCTCGACGCGCGCGACGTCATCGTCGACGAAATCCTGCCGATGCTGTCGCCCTACGACAAGGCCGAGGTGCTGCTGCTGATCGAAAACGTCGACCGACATGGAGCGGAAGATGAGCGTACAGCATGACCTGAAAAGCTGGCCGGAATTTTTCCAGCCCATCATGTCGGGCGAAAAGACGTTCGACGTCCGCCGCGATGATCGCCATTTCAACGTCGGCGACGTTCTGCGCATCCGCGAATGGGACGATCGCAGGGGAATCTACACCGGGCGACAGGTGACCAAGCGCGTGACCTACGTCATGCAGGGCGTCGGCGTCGGGGGGATCGAGCCGCTGCAGGGCGTGCATCACCGCTACGTCGTGATGTCGCTCGCCGATCTGGAGAACGGAGAACAATGAACCAGCTCAACGCCAGTATTGCCGACATCCCGCTGCCGCGCCGCATGCGGCAACTGCCGGTCGATCGCCGCGGCTATCCAGTGCCGTGGTTCGTCGCCAAGGTCGACGGCGAGTACGACTTCCGCGTGGTCGACACGCCGAAGGTCGCCCGCGCCGTGAAGTACCATCTGTGCTGGCTGTGCGGACAGACGTTGGGGCGCAACATCGCGTTCGTGATTGGTCCGATGTGCGCGGTCAACCGCGTGTCATCCGAGCCGCCGTCCCACCGCGAATGTGCCGAGTACGCGGTGGCGGCGTGCCCGTTCCTGACCAAGCCGCGCATGCGGCGCAACGAGAAGGACTTGCCGCCGGAGCACCAGAAGCCGTCCGGCATCATGATCGAGCGCAACCCGGGCGTATCGCTGATCTGGGTATGCCGCAACTATACGCCGTTCCGCGCGAACTTCGGCGACGCCCCCGGCACGCTGTTCAAGATCGGCAAGCCCGAGCACATCGCATTCTATCGCGAGGGTCGCGCCGCGACGCGCGCGGAAATCATGGAGTCGATCGACAGCGGCATGCCGATCCTGCGCCAGATGGCGCACGAGGAAGGTCCGGCCTCGATCGACGAGCTGGAGTTCAAGTACCGGGAGGCGGTGCGCCTGTTGCCCGCAGCGTGAGATGACCGTTGCCTATCCGCTCCAGTGGCCGAGCAACCTCAAGCGTTCGAGCACGCGCGAGACGTCGCGCTTCAAGACGACGTTGCCGGGCGCGCTCAAGAACGTGCGCGACAGCCTGACCCGGTTCGGCCGCGACAGTGGCAAGCCGACCGCCAACATGGTGATCAGCTCGAACTACACGCTGGGCGACGAGAACCCGAGCGACGGCGGCGTGGCGGTCTATTTCGTGTGGGACGGGTTGAGCGTCTGCATCGCGGTCGACCGCTATCGGCGCATCGAGGAGAACCTGCAGGCCGTCCACATGATCGTCGAGGCCCGCCGCACCGAGCTGCGGCACGGCACGCTCCAGATGGTGCGCGCCTCGTTCACCGGCCTCGCGGCGCTGCCGCCGCCGACGCCTGGGCGGCCCTGGTGGGTGGTGCTGGAGCTGACCCCGAAGGCCACCACGACGCAGATACAGGATGCGTTCCGGCGCCTCGCCAACGTGTACCACCCCGATCGCGGCGGCACTGTCAGCGCCATGGCCGAGCTGAACCGCGCCCGCGAGGAGGCGATGAGGAGAGTCACATGAACAAGCCAGAACAAGTCATCGTCGCGGCGCCGAGCAAGGCAACCGCGACCCGCGACGCGGTCGCATCGATCGTCGATGGCGTCCTGGCCGACGCCGGCAACAGCATGGCGGCACTGCGCAAGGGGCTCGACGCCGTCGAGGCGGTGCTGCTGGAGAATGCCGCCCACATCAAGGGTGAGCTGCAAGAGCACGTCGACCTGTCGATCTGCGTGCTGGAGGAGAGCGAGCGCATCAACGCGCTGGTCGACCGGCTCAAGCGCCAGCAGGAGCGTCGGCTGCGGAGGAACGCGGAATGAGCGTGGTCTACATGCACCTCGACTACGAGGCATACAAGGCGCTGGAGGAGCAGATGCGCGCCTTCAACGAGACGACACACAAATCGACCGGCGGCTTTTATCACAAGAGCATCCGGCTGCGGGTCGATGATCATCTGACCATGGAATTCCACGGACCGCTGGTCGGTGGATACGGACACGCAGGAGGATAACATGACGCATCCCGTCAATCCGATGGTGATCGATCTCTCGCACTGGGACCCGGCCGACAGCTACCCCGCCGTGATGACGGCCGGCTATGCCGGCGTGATCTACAAGGCGACTGAGGGCCAAAGCTACACCGACTCCACCTACGTGGAGCAGCAGCACGCCGCGAAGGCGGCCGGGCTCAAGTGGGGCGCGTACCACTTTGCCGACTCAAGCAACGTCAACGGCCAAGTCGCCAACTTCATGCGCTTCGCCTGTCCCGATCCCGACGAGCTGTTCTGCCTCGATTGGGAGGACAATGGCGGCAACACGATGAGCGCCGCGCAAGCGCAGGAGTGGATCACGCAAGTCGAGACGCAACTGAACCGGCCGGGCGAATGCGTGATCTACGGTGGCAACACGATCAAGGAAGCATTGGGCAACACCGTTAACCCGTTCTTCGGTGCACGCCGACTGTGGCTCTGCCAATACGGTTCGTCGCCGGTGGTCCAGGCGAGCTGGGATACGTTCTGGCTGTGGCAATTCACCGACGGCGTCAACGGCCCGACGCCGCATACGGTCGATGGCGTCGGCCCCTGCGACATCAACTCGTACGATGGCTCGGCCCAGCAACTGATCGCCGAATGGGCAAGCGGCAAAGTGCAGCCGGCGCCGCCGCAGCCGGTTCCGCAGGACGTCGTCGGCGTGCTGATCATCGCTCCGCCGGGCATTACCGTGAAGGTCCGACAGCAGTCGCTCGGGGTCCACGATCAGCGACCATTCCGAACGAACGAAGCGAAATGACCGTTGATACGCCCGCCAACCGTTTCTTCTGCATGATCGCCGCGACGGCGATCGGCGGTGGCGTGCGACAGATTTTCGACTATGCGAAGGCACACAGCCTGTCGTCCGATGAGGTGGCGCAAATGCTGACGGCGGAGCTGATGTATTTCGCGTGCTGCGTCGCGATGCAAACCGACTTCAATGCAGCCGATCTGCACAGTCTGCTCGACGAGATGCGCGACGAGGCAACCGAGGCCGCTGGCAATGAGGCAAAGCATTGACCGCAAGGGTCGAGCTGCCCGAGCGCGTACGCGAGGCGTTCAAGGGTAAGGTCTATCTCAATCTGGCGCAGCTCGCGAAGGCGTTCGGCTACTCACCGCGCACGCTGGTCCGCTTCTGCGATCTCGGCGTCCTCAACTGGCATCAGCGTGGCGTCGGCACGCTGAGCCGGCATCGTGCGTTCACCATCAAGGATGTGCGGGAGTTCTGGGGCAGGACCGAGCGCATGGAGCTGCCGCAGCCGCGCAAGCGCAGGACGGGAGGCTCGCATGCGACCCGTCAAGCATGAGAGCGAGCTGACCGAGGAGGTGCTGGAGGAGATGCTGCGGATGCTGGCGTGGATCGTCGAGACGTATGGCGATCAATACATTCCGCTGTACGAGAACGTCGAACGCCGACTGGCGCAGGTGCGCGCCCGCGGGGATACCCGCGAGCGCATCCGCAAGCTGCTGGGGCCTACAGGTTCTTCGGCCAGGACTTGAACATGATGGCGAGCGCCCATCGGCGCTTCTCCGGCAGCTCGATCCCGCCGTAGCCCTCCGCGCTCTCGGCGTGACCCATGTTGAGGTTGATGATGTCCTTGACGCCCTTGCTTTCCTCGTCGAAGCCACGGTCGTCGATCATGTAGGTTCTGCACCGAGTCTTGAACGAGTGGCGCATCGAATAGGCCGAGCACCGCGGCTCCCGCAGATTGTTGTCCGTCAGGAACGTGTTCACGTCGTTCGACCACATCGTGTCCGACTTGTCGTAGTAGCGCGGGAACAATCGATCCTCGCCCGGAGGCAGGTCGGCAAGCGCCGCCTCGATTGCGGCGAGCGAGACGCCGACCAGCGGAATTTTGCGGATCGAGTTCTCGGTTTTCCGCTCCCGGTCATCCACCGCCGCAATCTCCAGGTACGGGAACGGGAGATTGTTACTTGTATGGATATGCTCACGGCGCAGGTTGACAGCTTCACACGGGCGCATGCCGGTCTCGAACATGGCCAGCCACGAGCGCCGCGCTTCGGTGTTGAGCCCGTCGAGCGCGCCATCGGCCAGCAACTTGGTCTGGACGAATTCGGTACTGTAGCTCTCGCGCACTCTGCCTCGACCCTGGCCGTCCTTGGGAATGCGGATTTTGGCGAACAGGAGAAGGCTGAGCTTCCATTGGCTGTTGAGATTGGCTATCGCGTTGTACATGCCCGCCAGCAAGTACAAATTTTTGTTGGCGGTCTTATAGCTCAGCTCTCCTTTCTTGATCCGGTCGACGAACCATTGCCGAAACGCCAGCACGTCCTCGCGTGTGAGCGCAGTGAGGTCTCTGTCGCCAACCACCTTGATGAAGTTCTCGACGACGAGATCGAGCGCGTCGCTCCGCTTGATCTTCTGACCCGGGGATTTCCTGATGATGTTCGCTTGCTCGATCGTCGCCCGCATCTGCGACACGAGGATGGTGACGGGCTTCACGTCGCCGAGCACGGCCGCCACCTCCCGCGCGTATGCCTGCGCCTTGCTCGGATCGGCCATGCCGTGTCCCACCTCTTTCGAGACGGCGGCGAGATGCTGCTGGAGCGGAAGAACGTTGCTGTCCTGCGCCAGCGTGTTCAGCTCGATGAACTGGAGCCCACGCGAAGTGACGCGGCTCACGGCGTCATCGAAGCGCGCCCGGTCCGCAATGATGGTGCTCGCCGTCGCGTTCGCCAGAAAGCGCTGTGCTTCGGTGTGAATTTCCTCAGCCTTCGCCGCCGCCCTTATACCCTTTGGGTCCGCGTGCACCTTGATCCTGGTGGTCTTTGTGATCCACCCGCGTGGCTCGACGTGCGCGAACTCGCGCGGGACCCGCCAGCGGTACTGCCAGACGTCGCCGCGGGCGGACAGGTAGGACGTGATCATGCTCGACTCCTTGGTGGTTTGGGGTGTGGTGCAGCAAGTGGTGCACTTTGTGGTGCTGCCTGTCAATAATTTCCGTGCTAGAACAGTTAAGTAGCTGTGTACAAATACAATTTTCGGGTTGAAAATGCGAACTTCGGGCGCGCATGAAAATGGAAATAATCCAGCAAAATCAGTGCATGTATAACCCCAGTGTGGTGCAGTGTGTGATGCGGTCCGTGGTATCAACAGGAGTGGTCCTGATGATGCCACTTTGGCGTCATCGCGTCCCGCGGCACGAACGCCGCGAGCTGCCGCGCCAGGGCAATGCATTCGGCCCGCACGAACGCCAGGGTGCGATAAACGTCGTCGGTCCCTGGGTCTGACAGCGGCGATTTGGTCCTGCCCTCGTCGATCTCTATGCGTCTGAGCAGGGCATGGATGCCGGGCGCGAGATCGCCGGCATGGCCACAGTCGAACCCAAACCACCAACGCCCGCCCGGCACCCCCTCCATCGGGCAGTGCTCGCGCGCCCAGGTCACCCCGCCATGGACCTGGAGCGCCATCCCCACCTCGATCGTGCCGCGCTCGTGCTCGCCTGAGAGCATCGCCAGGAACAGTGGGATCGCGCCCGACTTCTCGATCGACAGCCGCTCCAGGTCGCCCGGCTGGAGCGGCAGCTTGTCCCCGTAGGAGAGCCCGAACAGCGGATGCCCCGGCGCCACGCCGACGTAGCCGCACAGGCAGCCCGACACTTCGGTGTTGCGCACGATCGCGCAGGGCAGCCCGGTCGCGGCATCCCGCCAGAACAATTCGTCCGGCTCGTCCTGCCACGGTCCAGGCCCCCACTGCTTCTTGGTCGGGTGCTTCATCGCTCAAGTGTTATGGCACGCTCTTTATTGAGTGGCTCGCTCGCGGAACTTGGTACTCTCATGTATTCTGGCTCGCTCGTGAGGAGTGGGACTCTCAGCGAGGATGGCTCGCTCAGGTGCATTGGTGCATTCCGACTTAATGGCTCGCTCTCCTCATTTGGTGCTCTCCCGTATTACATCGGCTCGCTCCGTCCATATAGCGCTCTCGCATTCACTTGGCTCGCTCGCTGTTCCTGGTGCATTGATCATGCTTGGCTCGCTCGCGATCTATGGTGCTCTCCTGTTTGGGTGGCTCGCTCAAACAAAATGGCGCTCTCTCCGATTATGGCTCGCTCTACACCTTTGGTGCCCTCGACCAATGCTGGCTCGCTCGCCTTGGACGGTGCTCTCTACTTCAACGGCTCGCTCTCAGTCCTCGGTGCCCTCAGATGGCTAGGCTCGCTCCGCTCTTTTGGTGCTCTCGCTCGTCCTGAGCGGCTCGCTCTGTTCTTTTGATGCCGTCACGTTGGTTGGCTCGCTCAAGCGTCAGGGTGCTCTCAAGTGTACTGGCTCGCTCCTTTGCGATGGTGCTCTCATTGTAGGTGGCTCGCTCCATTGTCATGGTGCTCTCAGGGAGAACGGCTCGCTCACGCTTGATGGCACTCTCGAAGAACTTGGCTCGCTCGCACATTTTGGTGCTCTCGTGGAAGCTGGCTCGCTCCATCCTTATGGTGCTCTCAACTGAAGTTGGCTCGCTCTGCCACCATGGTGCTCTAACGCGACAAGGCTCGCTCTCATGCTTTGGCGCTCTCGTTTGCGTGTGGCTCGCTCCGCTACCATGGCGCTCTCGTAGATGCTGGCTCGCTCCATAGATTTGGCGCTCTCATGTGCGACGGCTCGCTCGACCTGCATGGCACTCTCATGTGTCGCTGGCTCGCTCGCTCATATTGGCGCTCTCTCAACCTCAAGGCTCGCTCATTTACCTTGGTGCTCTCTCGATGCGCTGGCTCGCTCCTTCTGCATGGTGCTCTCAGGGAGAACGGCTCGCTCGAATGCCATGGTGCTCTCGATGACTTTGGCTCGCTCGATCTGCTTGGTGCTCTATGACTTGACGGCTCGCTCCTCTTGGATGGCGCACTCCTAGCATCATGGCTCGCTCTTTGGATGCAGGCACTCTCATCAAGATTGGCTTGACACCGCAGCGTATCAAAACGATCGCCGGCCGCACAGCGTCGAATCCCGCCAAATCACAATTTGTTGCAGACCACAACCACTGATCTGTCAGCGGAAAGTTGCCGCGCGTCGGTCGGAAACACGACTTTTCCACCCGATCGGGTAAACCCGATCTGATATGATGGGGTGTCAGATGAAGGAGACACCCATGACGGATTTTGAATTGCATCACCCGAAGATGCGGCGCACCGGCGCCGAGCTGCAGGCCGCGCGCAGACAGGCGGCGGAGCGTTTTACCGCTATCGCATTTGGTTATGTCCCAGCAGATTGGACCGTCGAATATCGCAAGTCGCTCTCCGGCCGTTGCTGCTACGAGACCCGCGTGATCGTCGCGCCGCGGCCGTTGACCCGCAAATCGCTATACATCTTCCTGCACGAGTGCGCGCATGTGCATCTGCATTACCCAATCTACATGCGCAGCAAGAACGCGTATCGGCGCAAGCTCAAGCACGTCATCGAGCACGAGGCCGAGCTGTGGGCGCATGAGCAGATGCGCAAGCATGGTATCGCGGTGCCACGGGTGATGACCGTCCGCGCCAAGTCATACGTCCGGCGCAAGATCAGACAGGCGCGCGTCCACGGTGCCAAACGCATCGACGCCGCCGCGGCGCGTTGGGCCAAAAAATAGGGCATATTCGCTGTAACACCGTTGACACATGAAAGTTTCAAGTAGAAATCTACAATCAGGTTCTGCGTTTTGTGGGGCAAGCGATGGCAGCTATTCCGCGACGCAGACAGCGTGTCATCATGGCTGAGCTGATGTGGGACTTCCTGGCTGGCGCCCATCGCAACTACTTCCCCGACGAGACCTTCCCGGATGCGATCGTGCTGGCGGCAATGCTGGTCGCCGTCTTTCTCGCCGATCAGCGCGACAAGACGCCGCTCACCCGCAACACGCTCGCGACGCGAATGCAGATGTCGGCCGAGACCACCCGCCGCCGTGTCACAGAACTGATTGCTTCCGGTGCGATCGTGCGCGAAGGGCACGCGTTGCGCGTCACGACCTCGACGTTGGCGACCCCGCGCGGCGTCGCCAACGCGAAGAACATCGAACAACGCATCATCGCGACCGCCGCCGCACTCACCAAAATGGGTGGTCACCCGCCCAAAATGGGTGCCTGATTAATATGTTGCGGTATCAGCCGGATCGTGAAAGTCTTGTGACAATATGAAAGACCACCTGTGGGCGAGAACTCATGGCCAAGTCTAGCCCGAGCGAGGGGAACATCGACCGTATGGTGGGGCGCAAGATTCGCCAGCGCCGCGTCGCGCTCAGCATTTCGCAGTCGGCGCTGGCCGCCGGGCTCGGCCTGACATTCCAGCAACTTCAAAAAATAGAGCGCGGCATCAACCGCATCGGCGCTGGGCGACTCTGGCAGGTTGCGATTCTGCTGAAAGTGCCGGTCATGTACTTCTACGAGGGACTGGAACACACCGTGGACCCGCATGACGAGACCAACGATGCCGCGAATCACTTCCTCGGCCGGCGCGACGGACAGCGGCTGGCGAGCGCGCTGTACGACATGCCCCCGGCGATCCGCGGCGCGATCATGCGCCTCGTGATCACCATGGACGAGCAAGCCAAGCTCCAGCAGTGAGGGACGGCTGCATTGATTCGCACGCTGACCAACCGCGAGATGTACCAGCTCCAGATGGGGCGCTGTCCAACGTGCCACAGTACGCGCTTCCAGCCCGGCCCGCGTGGCGGGGCCGCGCAGAATTTCGAGTGCGTCGGATGCTGGCGCCGGTTCAACCTCACCATCATCGGGCGCAACGTCATCTTTGGCGAGGCGATCATCACCGACGCCGACTGGTCCGACTACTATGCCGCGCACGAGCCGCGCGGGTTGCTGAACGGAGAGCTGCCGCAATGAGCGATGGCGAGCTGGTGATGTGGGTGGTGTACGATCACCCGAGAGACTTTCCCAACACGTTCGTGGCGCGCAAGTGGACGGTCGGAAACAATCACGCTGAGACGCCGACACCCGACATCATCGTAAGCCACGACCTGATCGCGCTGCGCGAGATCATGGTGCTCAAGGGACTCATCTGCATGAACCGTCATCCGACCGACGAACCGCAGATCGTCGAGGTGTGGCTGTGACCGACGTCGTCATCCTCACCCGCGCCAAGGTGCCCGCCGAGCTGGCGCGGGCGTGGTTGCAGCACCTGCGTAATTTCGATACTGCGCATTCCGGTTGCCACTTTGAGGTTCTGGCCGATGCTGGCGACTTGCCGCTGGGAACAGTGGTGGAAATGGTGCGCCTCAATCCGGCGCTGACCTTCACCCAGGTCATGGAGAGAAAAAAAACGGAACCATGATGGAGGAGCTGTGAGTTGGCCAAGCGCCTACCACTCTCTCACTGCCTGAACTGCGGGAAGGAGCTTGATGCTGCGAGCCACTACAAGAGCAAGCGGGCGAGACCGCGACCGGGCAATGCGACCGTCTGTCTGTATTGTGGTCATCTGATGGTGCTCGATAAGGACATGCGGCTGCGCGCCCCGACCGACGCCGAAGTCTTGGAGCTGGCCGGCGACATCGAGTACCTGCGGACGCAACGCTTCATTGCGCTCTGGCGCAAGATATACCCGGAACGATGATGCGCATGCTGCTGATCACCGTCACGCTCGCGTCGTTCGTCAACCGCTGGGGGCCGGTCGAGGAGATGCAGCGGACACCGCCACGGCTGCCCGACTTGGTCGGTCCTCTGCCGGCCCCTACCCACGCGCAACATCCTACACCGCAGCATCGCGACATCTGCCAGCGCCACGGCGGCCATCGCGTCGACTTCATGCGCGACCACCACGCCTCCTGGCGCTGCGTCTACCCGCACAAGGGAGGATAGAATGACAGCCCATCGGCTTGTCCTTGACACGCTTGTACGCGAGGAGAACGGGATCGCCGCGCGCTGCGAATGCGGCTGGGCGTCGGTCGGCCACTTCTCCTCGATGGCGGCATCGGCAGCATTTCAAACCCACGTCGAGGACATGACGCGGACGCGGGAGGCAAGCGCCTGCTGCCAGGGTGAGCGATGTCATTGCGGGCTCGCGGCGTGGCACAAGGTCGAGGAGACGATCTTTTTCGACGACCCGCTCCCGAACCGGCATCCGCTCACGGCGTATCTCTGCCACGAACACTTCCGCGAGATCATGGGACCCGCGGCGGATGTGAGGACGTGATGGTTTCATGGCTCCAGAAATTGCGCGACGCAGAAGCCGAGGACACCTCGACATTGCCGACATCGTTCGGCTGGTACGAGACGGACGGGCAAAACGCCGGGTTCGCCTACGGCGGACAGGTTTTCCTCAACGACGGAACCGAGCGTCACGCCGAGAGCGGTGACCCGGAAGTTCAACGGATATATCGCCCGCGCGGCGAGCTGGCGGCGTGGCTGCGGGCGTGCCGGCTGATCACCGATCAGCATCGCCCCGAGCTGGATACAGTGGTCGCGACCGCATTCGCGGCGCCACTCCTGCAGATGATCGGCGCTGGCGGCGCCTGCGTGGCATGCTGCGGCCCGTCCGGCAGCGGCAAGTCCACCGCCCTGGAGGTGGCCGCATCCGTCTGGGGCAACCCCAAGAAAACGATCGACACCCACACGGCGCGGACCGAACGAGGACTCGTCGGCAAGCTCGGCATTCTGCGGCACCTGCCGCTGTATATCGATGGCGAGGGAATGTTCGAGGTCACCAAGTCGATGCTCACCCAGGGCAACACCGGCGCCCGCTGGGCCTCGAATCAGCAGATGCAGGTGGTGAACGAGTTTCAGACGATCATGACGATCGCATCGAACGCGAGCTTCTGGAAATACGTCAAGGATGGCGCCGGCCTTTATCGCGTGTTCGAGATCGCGGTCGAGAAGCCGAGACCGAAAGCCCAAGGGCAACTGACGATCCTGGAGGCGGAAGCCATCAAGGGTGAGCTGCTGTCGAACTACGGCATGATGGGGCTCGCGTATGCCAAGCTGCTGGCGCACGATCCGGTCAGCGCCAAGGCCCGCGTGCTCGGCTGGATGGAGTATTTCGAGCACAAGTGCGAAGCGACGCAGCCGGAACGTCTGTGGCTCGCGGTCGCGGCGACGATCATGGCCGGCGCAACCCATGCCAAGACGCTTGGCTGCGCGTTCAATCTCGATCGGCTGCGCGACTTTCAGGTGTACCAGATCACGACGCTGCGCGCCCGGCTCGTTGCCGCGCCGCCTGACGATCCTCCGGTCGACTTGAAGGTGGCGGAGCATCTCAACGCTTTTCTGGAGCACTTCCGCCCGCGCTCGGTGTGGTCGCACAGGATGATTCCGCTCAGCCGTGGCGGCCCGGCCCCAAAGGACCTGAACCTGCGGATCATCAAGGTGCCGGAGAAAACCAGGATCGCCCAGGGCGCGCACGTCCACTACTGCCTGGAGCAGCGCCTGATCATCTTCCGTGCCGATACATTCAGGAACTTCCTGCACGGACGCAGGGTCATCCTTGAGGCCGCGGTCAGGCACGGGCTCACAAAGAGTTTTGGTGCGGAGGGTGTCTTGTCCACGCTGCTCAAGGGCACGGTCTATGCACATTCAGCCAAGGCACGGCTGGTCGTGATCCCGGTGCCGCCCGGCTCGCCGCTTGAGCGCTTCCTGTTTGCGCCCCAAGGGTTCGAGGAGGCGGTACAGGAGCCCGGTCAGACTTAACCATGTCAAGAGGTGTATGACGAAAAACCGCAACCCCTGGCACGGACTGAGGTCTATGATATACGCCGGTGTCACGAGCCCAGGGCGGCTCGATACTTAAGAGGGAGTCAGACAATGCCAAAACTTTTCACATGCCTCGTCGCGATCGAGGAAGTGGCATTGGGCCACGTCATGAACCTGTTACACCGCACCCCTGGTGTCGCGCGCGTCGATCTATTGATGGGCGATACGCCGCACGCGAAAGCACACGCGAAGGCGAACGGTCACGCCAATGGCGAGCTGAATGGCGAGGACAAGAAGCCGCACGCGAATACTGGAAAGAAGCGCCCGCACTTCGATGTGACGGGCGCTGATTTTTTGATCGGGATGCTTGCGAAGAAGCATCCGCTCGACACGCCAGCGATCAAGAAGGCGTTTGAAAAGGCTGGGCGGCAGCCCGGCTCAACGGCGTCGCTTCTCTACACCGGGAAGAAAGACGGCATACTCCAGGTCGGTGAAGGTGGTTACAGCCTCACCAAGAAGGGCCGCGACAAGGCTCGGTACGTCTGACAATTGGAAGTGTAGAGGGACGCCGCCATGGCAAAACCGATGAAGGTCAACATCTATCGCAACTATCGCTTCATCGACAAAGACCCGATGATCGATGCGCTGCGCACGGTGGTGAAATCAGAGAACCATCTTTCCGACTACGCCGCGCAGCAGATCACCGGCGTCTCAACTTCAACCTTCCACAACTGGTTCGAGGGCGGCACGCGCCGCCCTCAGAACGCTTCCTCAACACAAGCTGCCGCCGCGCTTGGTTATGTTCGCCGCGACGAGATGACCAAGGATGGTCGCGTCATCGTCGGCTACGTGAGGGTGCGCGATCTCGATTACCAGAAGGAGATCGAGAAGCAGGCCGATTGGATTCTGTCGCAGCGCGGCCCGAAGCCGAAGCGCAAGCCACGCAAGAAAAGGACCAACGGACATGGCACGACTTGAGGACTTGCTGCCGCCAAACACCGAGACAGAATGGACATGCGGCCACGTCGCTGGCGCCGTATGCGCCGAGTGCTTTCAAGAGCTGGCCCGCCGAGCCAATCAATTGGCCGAGGAGAACATGCGCCTCACCCTGGAGCTGGAGGAGCTGCGGCGTAAATGAACCTGACCCGGATCATCGATCTCAAGGAGCGCATCGCGACGTTGGACGCGTTCAAGCCCGACGAGCGCGACTTCCTCCTGGAGTGCATCGTCACCGCCGTCGGCGAGGAGCGCGCCACTGCCCGGTTCGATCGCAAGGCGTTCCGCCACAAGATCGGCGGGGCGGTCATCGCAGCCCAGAACGACGAGATCGCGCGCGGCACGCCGGTCACCGTCGTGCTGCCGGAACTGATCGCGGCGCTGATGTCGCTCGCGGCGCACATCGCCAAGGGCAATGCGCAGCTCTCCAAGCCCGATTTCCAACGCTGCGCGCGTGAGGCCGCGAAGGAGCAGTGGGAGTGATTGATGGCGCTCGGCCCAGGCAAGTACGATGATCTCTGCACCTACGTGCGCGAACGGACAGGCGGCAGCGTGTTGCTGATCGTGGCCGGCGGCAACAAGGGGAACGGCTTCGCCTGCCAGACCGATCTCGAAACAGCCTTGTTGTTGCCGAACCTTCTGGAGAACGTCGCGGCGCAGATACGCCGCGATGGAGGTTCCCTGCGATGATCAAGTTCAAGGCTGGCAATACCAAGACTGGGCGCGAGCTGATCGGCTTCGGCCTCACCGCAAAGAACGTCGAGCAGCTCAAGGCCGGCAACCCGGTCCATGTGATGGGTGTCGAGATGGGCATCCCGATCGACGTGATGATCTTCTACGGCGAGACCGAGCAGGACATGACGCGCATGCTGATCAAGGAGCACTTGATCGACCCGGAGCGCACCGTGATCCACGACACGTCGAATAAGCCGCGGAGCCAGAATTGAGGAGGAAGCCGGATGCCTGACGACATCGATCGCTACAACGCAGAGATCGAACGCTACAACGCCAAGGTCGACCGCGAGAATCGCGGTCACGAGACGTTGTTCACCGACTCGGAGCGCCAACTCGTGGTCATGCTCGTGACCAAAGCCTGGGTCGAGATCAGGGACGACAGTGGCTTGAAGGCGGAGACGGCCGAGCTGGAGAGCATCCTGCGCAAGATCAACGGCGTCGACAAACTGCTCGTGGTGCGGTCGTGAGGCTTGCTGATCACTTCCTCGCCGCGCGCGGCTCGCTCGCGGACCTGGGCGGCTTCTGCACCTACATGGGCGGGGCGATCAAGGAGGCCCAGCGGTTCGAGATCGCCGACGACGTCGCGCTTGCGGTGCATGGGCTGGTCGACTCCAAGCCGTCCGCGCTCGCGGCGGCGCTGCCGCTGTGCCGGCTGCCATATCCGGTGATGTGGATCGAATGGCGCGGCGGGCTCGGCCCGCACCATCGCGACAATCCGCTGGCGCCGGTTCCGACGCGCCAGGGCGTGCTGATCGAGAGCATGGACGGCCAAGCCGGCTTCATGACGTTCGGATGGATTCACCCACCTAGTGACAAATATGCCGACCTGGACGTCGAGCATCAGGTGAACATCTCGCCGATCTCGATCTATTTCGACTGGCGCCAGGAGGCCAACGTGCGCGACATCGTGCACCGGGCGCACCGGACGATCATGGCGTCGTCGCGCTGCAAGGACGACACGGTGTTTGCAGCGGTCGACGTCTATCGCGAGCAGTTCGAGAAACGATACGTTGACATCCCGCATCTCGACAATCGTACGGCCAAGATGTTTTTCACCGGGTTCCGGCCGCAATGGACCAAGCACGCCGACAGTCAGCGCGAGATCGATGCGATGGCGGAGATCGAGCGCCATGTCTGCCCCGGCATCTCGCCGCACAGCACCGGCCTGATCGCGACGATCATCGCCACCGGCGCCGACATCAACCGGCCCGATCTGGTGAAGCAATTCGTGGCGAGCTGGGAGGGCGACGTCCAAGGTGAAGGCACGTTCGTCGAATGCTTCCTCGCCATGCTCAACTCCAAGAACCCGGTGGTCGAGCACAGCCACCCCGATCTGTCCAAGCTCAACAAGCAGCGCGTGCGCAAGGGCAAGGCGCCGCTGCTCGACTATGCCAGGACGCGGCTCACCATGTCGCGCAGTCAGGCGCGCATCGCCCAGGCGCACGGCGTCGATCGAGAGGCGGCGCGGCAGCACCTCGTGCGCGGCCACTTCAAGATTCGCAAGAGCGGCGTCTACTGGTGGTCGCCATTCCTGCGCGGCGACGCGCGCAAGGGAGCGGTGCCGCGGCAGGAGTACGCGGTGAGATGAGCACTGGAGCCGAGATCAAGGCGCGGCGCATGGCGTTGGGCTGGTCACGCGAGGAACTGGGGCGACGGGCAGGCGTGCATCCGCAGACAATCAATAAGATCGAGCGCGGGAAAACAAAGCATTCGCATTTTATGTCGAAGATTATGCAGGTGCTTGGCATGCAGGATGAGGCCGCCGCTCCGTCAGCGTGCAAGCGATGCGAAGAACTCGCGGTGCGGATCACGCAATGGCGTGAGGCATATTACACCGAAGCCTTCCCCGAGCCCCAGCCAGACGAGTGGCAGCGGGCGCACAAGCTGATGATCGACAACGGCATGACGCTCGGCATGTTCATGGCCAGCAACACCCGTCGCTGTCTCGCATCGTTAAAATTTGAATCGTTGGATTCAGCCGGAAGGAACGTGTGTTGATCCATTGTGGGATGCCCCCAAACCACAAGGAGCGCACCATGAAACTGATCACTCTCGCCTTCGCGATCCTCGGCGTCGGCGTCGCAACGATCGCCCAGGCCGGTCCGCGGATCGTTCCCATCAGCCGCAACTACACGAACCATATCGTCAACGCGCAGTACGTCACGGTGCCGCCGTTCCCGACGCAGCAGCCGCCGCCGCCCTCGTGTCATCAGGTTTGCTGGGCTGGCCGGTGCACCGTGGTGTGCAACTGAGCCATGAAGAAAATCGTCATCACGGCGCTCGCCACGACATTATTCTGGTTCGGCGTCGTCACGGTGCTCGGCCCATACTTGGAGCCAGTGCCCACTCGGATCACTTCCGCCGGCTGAACCTGTTGCACCACTTGTCCGCGTCAATCGGATCGACCACGAGATCACACCGGTCTCGTGGTCGATTTTCATGGAAGTGCTCGCAGATGCCGCAATGTGCCTGGGGCAAGCCTTCGCCGTAGTCGCACTCCTCGTGCGACAGCTTCGCGTCCTTGCCGTACGCGCGCTCGTTCACTTGATTTTCTTGTCGGCCGGCGCCTTGGGCGGCTTCACCTCGCCCTCGCCCTTACCCGGTCCTTCCTTGCCGTACTTCTGATCCTCGTCGGCATTCGGGTTCACCTCGCCGGGATCGCGGAATTCGTCCTTCATCTTCATGAAGTCGCGCTCGCGCCCGAGCACCGGGCCGCCGGCCGCATACGCCGCCTCGCGCGGCTTTGAGCCCTTGGTCATCGGAACGTCCATGATCGATCCTCCTCGCGCGGCGCCCTGCTGACCCGGGAAGTGGCCGCCGTGGGCGTAGTAGAGCCGAACCTGCGCCTTGTTGAAGTGGCGCCCGCTCGGCCCGGTGTAATCGTTAGTCCCGACCTTTTTGAACGGCATGGCTGCCTCACTGTCGCGCCAACGACTCGAACGGCCCAGCGGGTCGCCGCATCTTTTCTTCCCGCTGCAACGCCGTCTCGGCCCTGGCTTCGGCACCCGGCTTGCGTTGCTTGATGTCGAAGAACTGGCCGGCGAGCGCCTGCGCTGCCGTCATCGCGCCACTCTGACCGGGGTAGCGGTTCCAGGCATTCATCACCGTGCCGGCCGGCGTGAACAGCGTGCGCGTCGCAAAATCGGCGGCCTGTCCCGCCTTCACCTCCGGCGGCGATGCCGGCGTGATGATCCGGTTGCCGAAAGCATCGCGGTTGGAATACGCGGTGAGGAGCCCGTGGAACAGCGGCGCGATCGTCGCCATCTCGCCCGCGAGCGCCTCATAGCCCGTCTTGTTGTTGGCGATCTTCCACGCCGTTTCGAGCGGCGAGAGCGGACCGCGCGGCGCGATCTCGGCTTCCTTGTCGCCGGTGATCTGCCGCACCATGGGATCGAGCACCAGCGGCTTGAGCACGAGAGCAAGCGTGCCGAGCGCGAACAGGTTGCCGGCCGCTTCGCGCTTCTGCTGCGCGTCGCCGAACGCGAGCCCCTTGGTGATGCGCGCGAGCGAATTGTAGACGCCGTAATGATAGCGCCCGAACGCCACCAGCGACGGGTCCTGGATCACCTGGGCGATGCCGCGCGAGCCCAGCACCGTGGTCGGGAGGCGATAGTTCGGGATGTGCTGCTCGGCGTGGCTGATCGCCTGCTCCAGCGGCATGCCCTTGCGCTCGTTGACCATGATCTGGTGCGTGAGCAGGATGTCGTTCGCCGACCACATCGTGTTCTTGGACCAGTCGTAAAGCCCGCGCACGAGGTTATCGACCGCCTGGGCGCCTTTGCCGAGTCCCATCGTCTCGGCGACCTGCACCCACCGCGACGGGTCGCGCTGAATGGCAAGCCCGATGCCGGGGCCGATCGTGCGCTCAAAGCCGGTATTGCTGACGCCGGGCTCGACCAGGGCGGTGCCGGACCGCAGCAGCCGGCGCTGATACGCATCCTGCGTGACCACCGAGCGATACGCCTGCATCAGCTCGGGCATCAGGCGGCCCCATTCGGTCGGCTTCAACCAATCCCAGCCGCGTCCCACGTACCAGTGCCAGAACGCATTCATCGCGTGCGGGATCGGCGTAAAGAACAGCGTCTTGGTCACCGCCTGCGACGCCGGCCGCAGCCAATCGGTCAGCGGCGACTGGATGCCGGGCATCGAAAAATCGTCGAGAGCGTACTTGAGGTGCGGATCGACCGCGTAGCCGCGCATCTGCGGCATCTTCGATTCCTCGTAGCCGAGCGCCCGCGCTCGCTCCGGCCCGCCCTTCTCGTTGAGATTGACCGAGTACGCCTTGAACTTCGGATCGTTCTTGAGCTGGTCGAGATACTCCAGGTGACGCAGCGCCTGACCGAGCGCGAGATTTTCCTGCAGCGCGCTCAGCATCGCGTTCTCGTGATACTCGGCCATGCGACCGTCGGAGAAGCGGGCGTTCTGCGTGATCTCGGGCGTGCGCGCCTGGGTGATCGTGTACTGCTTGCCGTCGATGCCGATCTTGTCGCCGACGGCGAACTCACCCTCGTGCGGCACGGTCGTGTCGTTGCCCTTGTTCCACAGCGTGAGCGTGCCGTCATCGTTGGGCGACACCACGGTGCGCTTGCCGTTGACGTCCTCGACCGCGAAGAACTTGCGTGCCTGCAACGAGCTGGGATTCGTTTTCATCCCGCGCGCAATGCCCTGTACCGGATCGGCGCTCGCGCCGCCAACCGCCGCATCCCATGCCGGATTGTAGCCCTTCGCCACGCGATGCAGGTGTGCGGGATCGAGCTGGGAGAACAGCTTGGCCTGATCCTCCGGCTTCCAGTCCTTGGTCAGCACCTTGATCCGCGCGTACATGCGCGCGTTCTCGTCGAAGTACGGCTTGAGGTGCTTGTCATAGAACTGCTGCACGCGATCCGACAGCCGGCCGACCGTGCCGGACTCACGCGCACGGTATAGCTGCTGCTCCACGGCATCGTTCGCCGCCAGCGTCCTATCGGTGCCGGTGAGACCTTCGACATGCTGCCGGGCGACGATCTTGTGCTCCTCGCCCTGCTGGCCGAGCTTGAACAGATTGTCCTGGATGTCCTGCCCCAATGCCTCCTGTCCCGATCCCGCTTTCTTGGTGCGGAAATCCTCCTTCGGCGGCGCGAATGCCTCGCGCTGGCGCTGCCAATACTGGCTCCAGCTTTCGCCTGCACGCGGTTTCAGCTCGCGCGGCGCGACCTCTCGGCCCGCAGCGGGTGCCGGCTTGCCGGAGGTTGGCGGCGGCTTCTCATAGGCGCCGCCCTGGCCGGTGAGCATCTTCAACACATCCTTGAAGGACATGTCGCGCCCACCGGCGCCGACAGCGCCGCTCTCATCGTCGATGAACTTCTTGATCACGCTCGGCTGCGCCGGGCTCGGCTGTCGCTTGCCGAACACCGGCGCCTCGGGCGGCGCTGGAGCTGGTGCGGTCGCCGACGCCGGTGGCTCCGCAGGGGTGGATGCCTGCTGCGGAGCTGCCCGAGGTGCCGGAGCTTCGACCGGCGTCGGCGATGGGGTTGGTACGGTCCCGGCCGGCTGCGTATCGATCGCCTTGTTGATGCGACCGATCAGCGTGGCCTTGTTAAACTTGGCGCCGCTCGGCTGATAAATCTGATCGCGCGGCAGGCCGACGCGCTCGGCGAGCTGCGCGAGATCGTCGTGCTTCATCTTGGCCGATGCCCGTTGCGTCGGCGGCGGTGTGGGCGCAGGCGGCGGTACAGGCGCGGGCGCTGGTGCCGGCGCAGGTGCAGGCATCGGCTGCGGCATTGGCGGTGGCGTCGGTTCGGGCGGCGCACCGGGCGGTCCCGGGCGTGGTGCCTCGGTGGCCGCACTCGGCCCTCTCCAGCCTGGGCGCTGCGCCTCCGGCGGAACTTGCATCGGCGTCGCCGGGCCGGCAGGCAGCTCCGCGCGCGGAGGCGTCGGAACGGACGGCGTGATCGATCCCGGGTAACGCTGGTCCCAGATTTCCGGCGGCGCGGTCGGTGGGCGCGGCGGAGCTGGCGGCTGAAACTCCGGCTGCGCCTGCTGCCATACCTGCGCGCCGCGGCCCTGCGCGTAGCCCGCGGGATCGACCTTCGCCGAGATCGCCGCCATCTCGTCGGGCTTGATGTCGCCCGTGGTGACCGACGGCGTCTCGACCGACGGCGTGAGCTGCGCCTGCTCCCACAGCGCCGGCCGCGCAACCGGCTCGGGCGGCGGTGTCGGCAGCGCCGTCCGCTTGCCGAACTTCGGATAGCGATCGGGCGAGCGCACGGGCGCGAACTCGGTAGACGGCGCATTCGCGGGCTTGACCGCGACCGGCGCCGTTCCCTGCGTGTTGTCGGGCGACTTGGGCGTCTGCGCTTGCGCGTGCGCCTGCTCGGCATCCGTTCGCATCGGTGTCGACAGATCGACGTCGGCCGGAACGCCGCCGATGTTGCGCGGCCCTGGCTCCTGGCCCACCACTTCGCCCTCGGGCACGCCAGCCGCGGGACTTCCCCGCAGCGGCTCGGGCTCGGCCGACGGTTGCGGCGCGGGCGCAAGCGCCTCTTGGATCGTGGGATCGGTCGGCTCGCCCGTGGTGGTCGGCTTGCCGCGGATGACGTCTTGCAGTCGGTTGTAACCCTGGACGCGAGCACGGGCCGCAGCCACGCCAGGAACATTCGCGACGGCTTCCTCAACCCCTGCGCGCGGCCTTGCAAAGAGCGCACCGACGCCGGCCGCAGCCGCGATCCTGCCGGGACTGAGCGTGCCGGTATCGCGATATTCGGACAGCCCTTCAAGGCCGCCGCCGAGCACGGCACCAACGCCGCGCCCCAGCGCGTTGACGCCGCCGTATCCCATCCCGATCAGGTTGGGCGCCATGCCGGCCACGAAGCTGGTCGTGGGGAATTGCTTCTGGGCCGCCGCGCCATATTGGTCGACCAGCTCCTTGAGGTGCGCGTGCTCCAGCGCCTCGTCCTGCGCCTTGTCGGCAACCCAACCGAGCCCCAGTGCACCAGCGAGACCGCCGATCAGCCCGCCCGCCGGAATCGACAGACCGCCGGTGAATGGCGCCGCCAGCGCGCCCAACCCGGCACCGTATTCGGAGCCGATGACTGCGCCGCCAAACCCAGCGAGTGCGGGTGCAAGGCGACGTCCCGCCGAGATGCCCGCAGCCTCCACCGCGCCAGGAATGCCTTTCGCAAGCCGCGGCTTCTGCACCTCCTGCACGAGATCGTTGAACTTCACCGGAGCGCCAACATCTTGCGCTGGCGCGGTCTCGGGCGCCTCCACGTCGGCGGGCTGCGTCTGCTGCACGAGATCGCTGAACTTCATCGGGGCGCCGGTCGTGTCATCGACCGGACCGCCCTCCTGGAACGATCGCACAGCTCGCCGACGCGGACGCTGGCGCGCGGCCATGTACGCTTGCCACTTGGGCGGCGCGCTGCGCGAGACGGTGAGGCGCTGGTTCATCGCTCTCGGACAACCTGATGAGTGTCGGCGTAGTAGGCGTTGCCGTCATCACCCTCGTAGAAGAAGCGGCCAACATCGGATCGACCGGAGCCGGACGGAATTTGAAAGAGCTGCCGACCGCTGCCTTGCTGCTGCGGGATCGACTGCGTGGGCTGCCCGACCGGCACGTTCGCCCCGGCAATCTTCAAGTCGTCGCCAAGGCTGCGCCCCGTGGCATTGCGATAGAGATCGGGGATGTCCTCGGGCGATATGCCGGGCGTCGCCGCCATTTTGTTCACGAACGCATACGCGCCCCTGGCCTGCGCCGAGTTTGCATGCTCCGCAGCATTCTTTGCGGCGATCTGCAGCTTGTTGACGTCGTGACCCGACGCGATCTTCTGGATCACCACATCGTGCGCGCTCTTGGCGGCAGCGGCGATCTTCGCCGACTCGGTGTGCCACTGCGACCCGACCCGTGTTTTTTCAAGCTCGGCAGCCTGCTTCTGCTTGCCCTGACGGACCGTCGCGAGATACTGGGCGCGCTTGGCTGCCATGCCCTGACTGGTTTGCCATCCAGGAAACAGCGTGTTGGCGTCGTCGATGTCGACCGGGTCGACGCCGCGCAGCTTCGCCTCTGCAGCGTTCCGCGCAGTCTGCCTCTCGGCGGCCGACGTCGCGTTGCGATACACGAGCTGCCCGTCCGGCCCCACTGCCACCGACGGTGTCTGATCTGCAGGCGGCGTACCGGGCGCCGGCAGGCCGAGCTTCTGGTTCTGCGCAGCGATTGCAGCCGGCGAATAACCGCGTGGCTGCGTTGGCGCGGCGCCCGTTGCTTCCGCTGGTGCGGCGGCTGCCTGACCGGAAGTTGGCTGCACGCCGGTGAGATCGAGCGCGCCCGGATAGGCTCCTGGTCGCACACCTGCAGCCGGCGCCGTAGCTGGCGGCGCCACGGCCGGTGCAGTCGCAGCAGCAGCCGGTTGGGCGCCAAAGTATTTGTCGATTTCACTCCTGCCCGGGGCGCCCTTGAAGGGGTCCCACGGGATCACTTCATTGATCGTAGGAGGCGGCCTATTGGCTGCCTGTTCACCGATCGTCTCATCTGTCGGGAGCTGCCACGCCTGCGCCGGTGTATCGACCGAGCCTGTCGTGTCCGTATCGATGGCCTCGGCAGGCAACCGCTGCGTCGCGCGCTCACGCTCCTCATCCGTCAGGCCCTCGCCAACATTGCCGGTCAGCACATCCTGATCCCCTGGCCGCCCGCCGAAATACTGCGCCGCTGCATCGGACCCCTTCGGCGTGACGGTGCCCGCCTGTCGCCCAGGCTGGAACACCGACACGGCGTCGAACATCGAGCGCGGCCCCTTGAGGAAGCCGGTGAACGCCTGCGGCGAGAAATCCTGATACTGCCGCACACCATCCGGCCGCGTGACCGTCATGCGGATGCCGGTGCCGGTGGGCTCGAACTGCCAGTTTTGTCCGTCCGGCACGTTCTGAAACGCGAGGTTTGCCGCATGCGCCGCCGCCTGCAAATTGTCCTGGTCGGCCGCGACCGCCGCGAACTGCTTGGAATGCTCGTACTTGTTGCGGAAGCCCTGCAAGACTTGCCACTGCGCATCGAGATTCGGTTGCGTGACGATGGCCGCGAGCTTGCGATCGTTCGGGTCCATCGTGCCGGCCGGATCGACTTGGCTCTCCGCTTGCTGCGTCGGTACCGAGTCGGCGCCGCTCAGATAGCTCATGACGTCGCCACCAGGAACGGCGGGGGCCGGCGGCGGCGTGACCGCACCGGTCGTATCATCATCGTCGTCGAGCGATCCCCCATCGTCGAACGCATTCACCACCGGACCGCCAGTCAGATAGCCGCCCGTCGGGATCGCGCCCTGCGGCTGCGGCTGCTGCGGCTGCAGCACGCCGTGCTTGCGCCGACCATGCTGCAAGACGCGCTGCACCTGATCGAGCAACGGCGCGATGTTGCGGCGACCACGCGGTCCGTCCGGCACGGCGCCGCCGGCCTCCTGACCCCAGTTGAACTGCCACCGCTGATAAGGAACGCCGGTCATCGCGCTGACCAACTTGTCGGCGCCCCACTGAACGAGGGCGTTGGCATTGCCGAAGAAGCCCCTCTGCGCAGCCGGCGTCGGCGCCTGTGGCGCTGGCGCTGCTGGTGGCACCGCCGGTTGCGTTTCAGGCGCTTGAAGATCGGGCGGCGGCTGGCCCTGCAGTTGACCGCCTACGTCGTCAAGCGGCTGGGTGAGAATACCGGGGATGTTCGGAGTACCGCCCGTGATGTCTCGCGGGTCATAGCCAAGCGCACCGCGGACGACATCGATCGCATCGTCCTGCTGACCATTGCCGCCGCCGTCATCCGTGTCGATCGCGCCGCCTTCCTGCGCGTAGAAGCCGAGCGACGGCCCCGCCACGCCTGCAAGGCCGTAAGGCGATCCCGCGAATGGCAACGCCGACGCTTGGTCGGAGCCCGTCGACGGCGGCTGCGGCGTGCCGGGCGCGGTCGCGTACGGATCGGCGCCGGGCGGTGCGCGGCCGGGCGCACTGCCGGGATAGTAGCCGCCAGGATCAATCGCGTTCGTGACCATCAGATCGCTCCCGGGATCGCGGGCCGCGGCGGCGGCATCATCGGTCGGGAGCGGAATGTCGGTCGCTGATTGAGCGCCGGCTTCATCTTCGGCTTGGCGGTGGCGCCGGCCATCTCCTGCCGCGCCTTGTCGATGTGGTGCTGATAGAACTTGCGCCCCTGCCACAGCGCGACGTCGCGCGGAATCACGTACTCGTGCGCGCTCAAGCGCGACGGCACATCGTCCTGGATGGCGCCCGCGCTCGGGCTCGCGCTCGGCGGAACGATGCCGCCGGTGGTCGGCCCCATCGGCTGCGGCGGCGGCATACCGGTGTCGATCGCACCGCCCGACTGCGCGTAGGTGTCGCCGCCGTAATCACCGTAATCACCATAGTCACCGCCAGCCGTGTCGTAGCTGCCGCCCATGTCGCCCTGGTCGCTGTAGCTGCCAGGATCGGTGTAGCCGCTGTCGCCGCCGCCGGTGTCGACAGGCGTGAAGTCGCCGCTGGGAGTGCTCCACTGCGAACTCATGCCACCGGGATAGCTGCCGCCCGCGCCGCCACCACCACCGCCGCCGGTGTTGATCCTGTCCTGATATTCGCCCGGCTTGCCCTGGTCCGGCCAGTTCACCGAGCTGCCGCCCCCACCTCTCGTCAGCGCGTTCTGCCGGTTTGCGTAAATCGACGCAGCTTGATCGGTCAGCCCGCCCCACTGCGTCGGACTGCCCATGAGGTTCACGCCGCTCGCCGCGTTGGCGAGCTTGGCCTGGACCGCCTGGGCGTCGGCAGTGAGCGCGCCGCCCAGCTCGGTGGCGATCTGCCCCGGATAGCGCTCGCCCACCTGGATCGCCTCGGAGCGGAGCCCGCGCCCGGTCGCCTCGGCCTGCTCGCGCGCCGTGTTCTGGGCGCCAGCGACCGACGCCGCCGCCTGCAGCCGCTCCGCATTGTCGAGCGCTGCGTAGCGCCCCGACGAGGGATCGATCCCATGCGCCTGGAGATCGGCGAGCGCGTTCTGCCGGCCCTTCTCGGCGGCCTGCGCGGCGGTCGCGCCCGCGCGTCCCATCTCGGCCGCGATGCGCGGCGCGCCGGCATAGCTCGCGGCATCGGCGACGAGCTGATTTTCGACCGGTTGGAAAATGCCCTGATAACGCGCGAGATCGCTCGTGCCCATCCCGGTGAGCGTGCGCGACTTGCCGAGGAAGTCGTTGACGACCTGATCAGTGAGCGCACTGTTTTGCGCGAACTGCTGCTGGCCCCACTGGTACTGCTGCTGCGCGATTTGCTGGTAGTAATTCCACAGATTGTAGATCGACGTCGGGTCTGTGGCCCCACCGCCGGGCTGCGTCGGCGTCGGGGGGTTTATCCACAACGGATTGTAGTTCCAAGCCGACGGATCGTACGACTGCTGTACCGGCATGGCCCGCCTCGCGCGCTGCCGCCGAGGCTATCCCGCCACGGTGAAAATGGAGCTAACCGGCTACTGGCTGCCGATCGTGTGCGGACCGGTCCAGTGATCCCCCTCGAACGACATGCTGATCCGTTGGGTTTTCTGATCGACGGTGATCGTGACCGTCGCATCGGTCGAATTCTCGCTGCTGAACCCCTGCCAGAATCCGGTCTGCTGATCGACGCCGTGATTCTTGCTTTTGAACGTCGTGACGCCAACGTTGAAGTTGCGGGCCGTGTCCTGGTTTTGGTCGATCTGCCGCTGCACGATGCCGGAATTGTAGGGGTTGGTTTCGCCGAACGACAAATCTTCCGGCCCGTTCGCGTCCCAGGCATCGAGCCACGCTTGCGCGTCCGCCTGTGTCCCGAACGTCATGGGATCGGGATAGAACTGATCGCGCGCCGGATTTTGCAGCGGGTTCAGGCCGAGCCCGCGATACCACATGATGTTGCCCTTCATCCAGGACGGATCGGCGGGCGGGTAATTCTGATTGTTGACGCTGTTGTAATCGTTGAGCAGGGTCGGCGGCTCGCCGTACTTCCAGCCGCGCCACACGTCGTAGACCGTTTTCTTGGTATTGCTTTTCTGCGGCGGCGCCGGACATTTGACCTGGAAAACCATCTGCGACTGACCGGTAATCGACTTGATGCGCCCCATGTACGCGGTCCAGCCGGCCGCGAGCTGCGCCCCGCCGAACGCGCTGCTGCGACCCTGGACGAACTTCTGCAATGTCTTGAGCAGATCGTTCTTGCCGGTCTTGATGTGCGGATTTGCGTCCATCGCGAACGTGCTGCCATTTTGCGGCAAGTCGGTGATCGTCAGCAGCGCCGGGATGTCGTCGATGAAATCCGACGACACGCCAGCACGCAGCTCCAGATACTTGTTGCCCCAGGAAACGCTTACGGGCTTCGCACCGAATCCGAACAGCGGGACGTTCATAGCTTCCAGAACCAGATTTCGCCCGTGACCTTGTCGGTCAGCGTCAGCTCCGACACCACCTCGACGTCGACGAACTGCGAATCGTCGTCGGGATTGGTGACGTGAATTTTCTTCTTCTTGCGCCCTGTCTCAGTGAACCGATCACCCTGCTTGGCCTGACCTTGCGGGCTGCCGGGGCCTCCGGGCTGGATGCCGCCGAGCATGTTGTAACCCTGGATCAGCGCCTCCAGCGCCGCCATGATCCCGTCGATCGTCCCGTCCGGTTGCGGGATCGACGGCAGCGTGAGCCCCGCCGGCTGCGGAATATCGGCAGTCGCCGGCTGATGGCAAACCGGCGCAGTGGGATCGCTGCCACCATTGGTGCCGGCATCACGGGGCGCGACGATGGTACGTGTGGCCATGATCACACCTTAAGAAGTTCCTTGGCGGTGGCGCCAGCCTGCAAGTTCTGCACGCTGATCACGCCCTCGATCTCATACTGCCAGAATTCGCACTTGAAGCCAGAGTTGATCCGCATCAGCTCGCCCGAGCGGCGCAGCTCGCGGGCGGTGATCAGGGTCAGGACCCCGTCGTTGGCCGGATCGGCGAACACCCGCACCACACCGTACATGCCGACCGTGAACAGAATGTCGTCGCCCATGTCTGGCACTGTCGTGCGCACGGGATTTTGCGGCGGCGTACCGGGCGGCACGTTGAAGAACACGCGCATCGCCGCCCAGTTTTCCTTGCCGCCCTGCTGGAACTGTTTCGAGCGCCACCGGAACGGCACGATTGCCGGCGCCGGATCGGTGAAGTCGTAGTAATAGACGTTGCCGTCGTCCTCGACCAGCAGGCAGACGCCGCTCCACGGATCGATCTCGACGTTGCGGATGTCGATCGCATTCGGCGCCGTCATCTCCGAAAACCCGATGCGATGGCCACCAGCCTGCGGCCAGATGGTGAAGCTGCCGCTGTCGCCCGAAATCTCGACCGTGTATCCCTGCTGCGCCACGCTGTGATCGGCGCCGTCGATCGACCCGAATGCAAAGTACGAGGACATGTGCCGCACCGCGCGCACAAACTTCTGCGGCGTGAGCTTCTGCCACTTCTCGCGCGTGATCCACTTCTCGGTGATGTTGCCGCCAGCGCCACGATAGTCGATCTGCACCAGCCCGTTCGGGCTTGCATAGAACACGCCGGCATCGCTGCTTATGATCGAGCCGCGCGAGATGCAGGGCTCGACGATCGTCACCTTGATCGCTGTCATCGCGGCCGGGTTCACGCCGTACGCCACCATCGGCTGGCTCGTGGTGCACGCGACCACCGCCTGCCCGGTGACGCCGATCCCGACGATCGGGAAGTCGGCGGTGATGACGAAGCTCGCCGGCCACGCGTGCGGCGAGTAGGCGGCCGAGAACCACAGCTCGTTGCCTTTGAAGCCGACCATGATGCCGTTCGGCATGCGGGCGATCCCCAGCAGCCCCTCCGGCGGCGCACTCCATGTGGTGGTGGCAAGCTGGAAATTCTGCCCGATGACGCTGTCATCAGCGACGTCGACATACTGCGATGTGTTCACGTCGAACTCGGCCACGAAGAAAAACGTCGTGGTGCCGCTCGATCCCGAGATCGTGCGATAGAGCCGCGTGCGCGTGATGTTGCGCGTCACGCCCATCTCGTCGGGCGGCGGCGTGAACAAGCCGACCGTCCATGTCGAATTCGACCATCCGGTTTCCGTCACCGGCGGCGATGGCGGGCCTTCCTCGCCATAGGCGGTCACCCAGGTGTAGACGTACGAGCGCGTTTCGAGCACCGCCTGCGTCGTCACGTCGCCCCAGATATTCCAGTCTGCACCACCCGATGTGGTCGTCGGCGCGTGCACCGGCGGACCGTTGTTGTAGGTCGCCGGCCCGGTGCGCGTATCGGTGTCCGCCAGATCGTCGGACAGCATGACCGCCATCGAGGTGTCGATGATGAAGCCGATCCAGTACGCAATCCCCGAGTTGAGCCCGATCGGAATCTCGAACGGGCTCGAAAGGATGGTGCCCTGCGTGCATCCGATCTGCTCGGCGCCCTGCGCGATGAACGTCGCTGGCGAGCCGAGATTGTCGCTGTAGACGACCGCGGTGAAGCGCGCCGCCGGCAACGTCTGCGCAGGCATCAGCGACACGTCGTTGAGCGACATTGCGCCGGTCGGATGGATCGGCACGAGGTAGAGATTGTCGCCGGTCAACGTCCCCACGTTCGACGAGTTGGCCGGCGCGAGCCCGACCGTGTCGCTGTTACCGCCGCCGGTGACGGAGAGGTTCGGTGGGCAGCCGGGTGTCGGCACACCGAGCAGCAACGGCGGATCACCGTTCTGGATGCGATCGTAGGTGTTGTACATCGGCGGCTGCGACGGGCTCGCGATGTAGTAGCGCTGGAAGCTGTCGTCGACCACCGGCGAGCGCACCACCGTGGTGTCGGGGTCGTCGAACTCCATCCATGCGGACGCGCTGGTGATCGAGTCGTCCTGCGTCTGATTGGCGCCGCCCTGCAACGTCGTGGTCGTGTGCGCCAGCGACGTGTCGGCAAACAACCACACAAGATCGCTCGTGCTTGATGTGACGCGCGTCCGGTTGAAGGCCGCGCCGAAGTCCGGCGCCTGCAGCTTGATCTCAGGCCATGGCCCACCGCCGAGATCGACGGTGCCAAGCGTGTTCATCGGATCGCTGGTCGCGATCGTCTGCATGTCGGTCCAGATTTGCCAGTCCTTGAGCAGCGGCGACATCGTCGGCGCGACCGGAGCTGGACCATCGCTGTAGGTGTGCGCCGCCTTCGATCCATTCGCGCCATTGTCCGCGAGCGCCATCGAGACCGCGCTGTCGGTCATGAAGCCGATCCAGTAGGTGCTGCCCGCCTGCAGATACGGCATCGTCGCGAAGCTGCTCACGATCGGCTTGAACGCCACGCAGCCGAGCACCTCGTCGCCGACGGCGATCAGGCTGCCGGGAATGCCGAGACTGTTCGCATAGATCGCGCCACGAAACTTCGCGGTCGGATCGGTCGTCACCGGCATGATTGCGACATCGATCGCCTTGGTGGTGCCGGACGGATCGACGGGGATGAGAAACAGCGTGTTGGCGCCCGGCGTATCGATTCCGTTGGTGATCGAGAACGGCAGGCCCACCCAAGGCGCATTGCCGGTGATCGCCGGGTTGACGCAGGTGCCAGCGCCAAACTGCTGACCGAACACGCCATTGAGCGTGAGCGCGCCGATCAGGTTCTCCGCCGACGTCGTCGCATCCGCGCCGAGCAGCACGTCGTACGCATCCTTGACCGTGGCGGTGAACGTGTAAGTCTCCTCGCCCACCGTGACGGTGTCACCTTCGACCGGGTTGTCCTGGAAAACGAGAAACGCCTGCGCGGTCGCCTGCGTCTGCGTCGGGATGCGATAGACGAAGCTCGCCGCCGGATCGACCAGCCGATGCAGCGGCTTCGGCCGGCGCCAACCGATGACCGCGCCCGAATAGAGGTACGTGTTCAGGGACAGCGACGCCTGATCCTCCGGCAGCAGCGTATCGTCCCACGCCGGTAGCATTCCGCCGAACTGGTTGAGCTTGAGCGGCGGCATGCGCTCATACCTCCGAGAGTCCTAGTGAACAAAATGAGACGTTCTCGTTACGTCTCTGGCAACGACCCTTTCACGCGCTCAAGCACGGACGATCCCGAGTCCTTCGACGTGTTGCCCGCGCGCATGTTCGCGTACTCGCGAAAATCGCCCGGCCGGAACACCGGCATATTGGTGCCTTCAGCGGCGATCTCCTGGGCGGATTTCTGCGGCGGCGGCCGATGCGCCTGCTGTTCCATCGCGCGGGCGACGGCACGGCGGCCGGCTTCCTGCTCAGCCTCAAGTTTCGACAGCCGGCGTGGCGTCATCGGTGCCGGCGACGAGATCGGAGCGTTGGCCGGCGTCTGCTCGCCGACGCGACGCGGAACGATCCTGTCGCCGACCACCTCGATGACCACCTGCCCATCGGTGACCACCTGCGGCGTCGTCGGCGGCTTGACCTCCTCCTCGCTGATCAATGTCGGCGGCTTGTAGCTCCGCTCGGGCGCCTTGGGCTCCGCGATCGTGATGGTGGGGCTAGGCGCCGGCTGCACTGCCGGGCTCGGCTCGCCCAAGGTCCCGTGCGCAGCCTGCGGTGCCGGCTCATCGTGGTGCCTTCGATGTTGCCGATGCCTGTGGTGCTCGTGATTACCCTCCGGTCGTTGGTCCGTTGGGCCGCTCGAATGCTGGTCCGTTGGCATTGGTTGCTCCCGGTGGTTGCCGTTCCTGGCCATTCGTCGCCGCGACCTGGGCGCCAGGATGTCGCCGGCTCGATCCACCTTCGGTGAAAAGCCGGCCCGACGCGGGCCGCTTGAGCTGCCGTCCCAGCGTAGGCAGAGAATGTTTACTATTCGGTAACCCTCGCACGGTCACTTTTTCCCGTGATAGTTCGGCCCGCCCGGCGCCGCGCCTTTGCGCCGCGCGATCGAGCCGATCACGCCACCAGGAACACCCTTGGCCTTGAGCTGCGCCGCGCGACCGCCGTGGCCGAGCTTGTTCGACTTGCCCTTGAACGATCCGGTTTTTCTGGTGTCTGCCATCGTGGTTCTCCTCAGTGTTCAAGATAGTGCCAGCAGTGCATCGGACAATTCGTGTTCGGCGCACCACCGCTTTGCGATTGGATTTGGAAGCCGACATGCGTCGGCCCGTTGGTCATGAACGCGGACTTGGCCTCGGTGCCGAGAAGGCCCCAGTTGTGCCCGTCGCCGCTCTGGTAGAACGAGAACGACAGCCCGTCATAGGTGACGCGCAGGAACACGACGCGCGAGATCGCACCCTCGTTGTACCCGGTGCTGAGCCACGACGTCGCGTTTGTATAGCGCGCGAGCCACATCCCGAGATCGGCGCGCGGCCCGACGGTGTAGAGCTTGCCGCTGACACTATCCTTCACCGCCAGACCGCCGCTGTAGTAATTGCGGAACGGGTAGTTGCAGGTGACGCCGATGTCGACGATCCACGGCGTGCTGCCCGGCACCGCCTTGATGAACTGCTGCACGTTGGCGACGTTGCCCGCCGACAGCGCAGTCATCGAGAAGCCGTCGCTCTCGCTGGTGATCTGCAAATCGTTCGGCGCCGATCCGCCGTTCGACACGGTGAAGTCGCCTTGCACTGGCGCAGTCGCGGTGATGAACGGCGAGAAGTTGCCGCCGCCGGCACCCGCCGGACCGGTCGGACCGGTCGCGCCTGGACCGGTCGGGCCGGTGCCGAGCGGGCCGGTGAAGCCGGTCGGACCGGTGACGCCGGGACCGCCCGCCGAACCGGTGGGGCCGGTCGGTCCGCCCAGCGGACCCGTCGGACCGATCGTTCCGGTCGCGCCGGTCGGCCCTGACGGACCCGCCACACCGGGACCGGTCGGGCCAGTGAGACCTTGAGTGCCAGCAGCTCCGGTGCGCCCTGTCGCGCCGGTGGCGCCGGTCGGACCCGTGTTGCCAGTCGGACCAGTCGGACCACCCGAAGGACCGGTCGCGCCCGTCGCGCCGATACCGGTCGGACCGGTGCCGAGCGGACCCGTGTATCCCGTGAAGCCGGTCGGACCCGCCGGACCGAAATCGCCGGTCGGACCGGTCACGCCGAGCGGACCCGCGACGCCGGTCGGTCCCGTCTCGCCGAGGCCGGTCGCGCCGGTCCAGCCAATCGGGCCGGTGTTTCCAGTCGGGCCGAGACTGCCGGATGGACCGGTCGGGCCGCCGAGCGGGCCAGTCGGACCAGTGCGCCCGGTCGGTCCCGCAATGCCGGTGAAGCCGGTCGGGCCAACCCCACCGGTGAAGCCGGTCGGCCCCGGCGGTCCCGGTGCCTTGAGCGGCGTCTGCACGAAGTAGATCGTCTTGACCGGCATCGCGCACCTCAACTGTACGGCGCCGCGGGCGGCGTGAAGTTCGCGGTCCAGCGCGCGACGTTAGAAATCCGAACCTCGTCGAACTGGATGGTTTGTCCCGCGCCGACGGCACCGTCTCCGATGCTCACAGCGAAAGCGTTCGATTTGATCGAGGCGCTGGATGTTCCGGTGCCGAAGGACGTGCCATTCAAGTAGCACGCGAATGCGTTCCCATGGCGGACGAACGCGACATGGTTCCAGGTGTTGGCAACGAGCGCCGCAGATGTCCCGAGCGGCGAGAACATATCCCAACTGCTGGTCGACGCACTGTTCACGTAGAACGAGATCGTGTTGTCCGGCATGTAGGCAACCCAACCATCGTTCACGCCATTTACGCTGCCACCTTTGCTGAGCGAATAAAAATTCGGCGAACCCGTGATCGTCCCTCCGACCTTGATCCAATAGTCGACCGTAAAATCGCCCGAGCCGAAGTTGAATGCACTGTTTGAAACGGTAGCGTTCGAGCCACTCGGCAAGTTCATCGCCCCGGTCCCGAACTTCGGGCTCGATGTGCTGACCGAAGTTGAACCGCTGGGCGTGACGCTATTGGCTGATGCCGAGCTGTCGGGGAACGACGTCGAGCCGTTCGTCCCGTCCATGTGCAACAGCAGAATGGTGTTGGCATCGTTCCCGCCGCTTGGAGGGATCGAGTCCGCCAACATCTGCTGGTACACACCGATCGGCATCAGGTCAGCCCCGTGCCGTTGATGATCCACTCGGTCGTCGCGATCTTGAGCGCGGTCGCGATCCCATCCGCCGCGAGCGTACGGTTGCCGGTCGTGCCGGCGCCCGCGAGCCGCATCGTGTCCGAGGTGATCGCGAGCGTGATCACACCCGCGCCGTGCTGGTTGACGAACGTAATGGCCGCGCCGATCGGATAGGCGACGTTCGCATTCGAGTCGATCGTCCAGGTGCGCGCGGTCGTGTCGGCCGACGGATGGAAGATGTGCTTGCCGTCATCCGAGAGCACCGTCGTGTAGGCCGCGCTCTTGGAGTTCTGCACCACGTCGATGAAGGGGCCGGTGTTGCCGGTCGGGCCGGTCGGCCCAGTTGGCCCGGTCATTCCAGTCGGACCCGTCGGCCCGGTGAAACCCGTCGGCCCGGTCATGCCGGTGGGGCCAGTAGCGCCGACATTGCCCTGGATGCCGGCGTCGCCGACTTGGCTTGCAATCAGGATGATCACATCGCCGTTCGAGAACGGCATGGTCGGCGACGACGTGCCGCCTTGCGACACGTAGCCGGTCGACATGATGAGCGTGTGGTAGTTCGTGTTGGTCGAGAAGCCCGAGCCCTTGTAATAGAGCCAGTGCGACGGATCGTTCGCCTTCACAAACCGGTTCTGCGTCTTGGTCGCGCTGCCGCTGTCGGCAAACGTCGCGAGGATCGCACCGACAGCGTTGCCGTTGGCATCGGTGTCGCTCGCGAACGCATCGACGATCGCATTCGACGACGTGCTGCTGAACCTGATCTTGCCCGAGCCCGGATCGGAGTTCGTCGTGCTGTTGCCATCATAGATGTACGGGATCGCGATGGCGCCGCCATACGGACCGGTCGGCCCCGTGTTCCCGGTAGGACCTGTGACGCCGGTCGCGCCGGTTGGACCGGTGCCGAGCGGCCCGGTCGGGCCGGTGCCGCCGAGCACGCCATTGATGCCGGTCGGACCAGTGTTGCCGGTCGGACCAGTGTTGCCGGTGACGCCGGTCGGACCCGTCGGACCTGTACCCAGCGGACCCGTGAAGCCGGTCGGACCGGTCGGACCCGTGAAGCCGGTCGGCCCCATCTCACCGATGGCGATCGTCGACTGAATTTGCGAAGCGTGCGTCGACCCCTCGAAATAGGTCGTCATCGTGAAGCTGGTCGCGCCCGACACGCGCGCTCCGTAGAGCTTCATCACGACGCGGTCGGTGAGGTTCATGTTGCCGCCGGCCGCCCACGTCGAGAGCCACGACAGCAGCGTGGTGACGCCCGCGCCAAACTGGAAGTTCGGCGAAAATTCGTCGTGCACCAGCGTCTCGGTGCCGCCGGCCGTGCGGACATAAGTCTGGAGGTGGAGGCGCGCGACCGCATTACCGCTCGAATTTGCCACCCAGATATTCCGGTACGACGTCCCGGGCGGGTAGCTCGTGACGCTCGGACTGCCGGGCTCGGTCACGAACGTGGCGATGAGAACATCGCTGGTGCCAGAAAGCGTGATGTTGATCGTGCTCTCGGCGTTGGTGCTCGGCTGATCGAGCGCCTTCTTGTAGGTGCTGATGTCGGAGCTGTCGGTCGCGTCGAGATAAAAGAGGCGCCCGGCGCTGAGACCGGTGTCGCCGGTCGGGCCGGCCGGCCCCGTCGGACCAGTGCCGAGCGGACCGGTGTTGCCGGTGTAGCCGGTCGGACCAGTCGGGCCGATCTGCCCGGTCGGGCCGACCGATCCGGTCGGGCCGGTGCCGAGCGGACCGATGGCTCCGGTGACGCCGCTCGGACCGGTCGGGCCGACAATTCCCTGCGCGCCCTGCTGGCCGGTCGGACCCTGAATGCCGCTCGGACCAGTGACACCCGGAGCGCCGTCCACGCCCTGCGCACCGGTCGGTCCCGCGCTTCCTCTGAGATTTGCCTGGAGCACCCAGACGCTGAGCTGCTTCTGGTAGAGATCGTCGGTCAGCGTGTCGATGTAGATGTCCTGATCGTTGCCGAGTGCCGGGTTCGGCACACCGGCGCCGGTCAGGATCGCGCCAGACGTGAGAATGAATCCCGCCGGCCCGGTGACGCCGGCAGGGCCTTGCGGACCGGTCGGCCCGAGGTTGCCTTGCACGCCTGCGGGTCCCTGCACGCCGGCCGGACCTTGCGGGCCGGTCAATCCGCCGCCCGGTCCAACCGGGCCGGTCGGTCCGCCGATGACGCGCACCGGCTGCGTTGCGACCGTCGACTTGCCGCCGCCACTCGGAACCGAGACTTGGCTGACGGGCATGGCTCAGTCCTCGATGGTCACGCCCTGATAGACGACCAGCTCGCCGTACTGGAGCATCTGCCGCTCGCCGGTGATGTCGTCGACCATGATCAGGTCGTAGACGTACGGATCGAGTTCGGGGCTCGCGAGTTCGTTCACCGGCAGCGAGGCGCGAATGCGGATGTCGTCCACCTCCATGTGCAGGATGCGCAGCACCGTGTCGTCGACGACGATGTCGCCGTTGGTGCTGGAGAGCGACAGCAGCGGCGACGTCGACGTGCTGTTTTGCTTGATGTCGAGCAGGAACGACTTGCCGGTGAACGACCACGTCGTGTCATCCGGCTCGCCATACTGAAACGCATCGGTCCACCACACGTTATTGAACAGGTAGAGATCGACGCGTGCGATGGTGCTGACGAAGCTCGGGTTCAGCATCTTAAAACCCCAGCGGGTTGCCCACAGACACGCCGCCGCGCTGACCACGCACGCGCCAGCCTTGCGGATACATCCAGGCGTTCGTGCCGTACGTGTTCGCTCGCAGCACCATGCCGCGGACGAGCGAGCAGTCGCGCTCATAGAAGCGCTGGTGAAACGTGCCGAGCTTGTCGTCGGTGTAGGACTTCGACGGCGTGAGCATCATCTTGCCCATCAGCCCGTGCATGATGGTCGGCATCCAGCGCTGCCAAATCCAGTCGGGAAGCTCGGGGAAGCCGTTCTCGTCGGTGTCGATGACCACCGACTTGGTGAAGCACGCGGCGGCATCGAACGCGGTGTTCGGCATGTCGCGAAGCCGCACCGTGACCGGGTCCATGATCGGCATGTCCGCCGGCTGCAGGATGTTGTTCGTGTCGACCACGTACTGGAGCCGGATGATCTGCCCCGGCGGGTCCTCCTGCAGCGTGAACGTGTACTCGTTGATGCCGGCCGCAGTGGTGAAGGCGATCCGCTCCTGCCACAGCGAAGTGAACTCGAAAAAGTGCTGGAGCACGTCATAGAGCGCGATCTTGATGCCGCTATCCGACGCGCCGACGACCTCGATGCGCGCGTTGATCATGAACAGGCGCTGATATTTCTGTTCGGTGTAGGGCGAGACCATCACGCACCTCTCTGCGGCATCGGCGCCCGTACGGGATTTCCGACCAGCATGGTGTTGGCGGCGGCGGCGAACTGCATCGCTCGCGCGTCCTGGATGTCCTCCTGGTCGCGCAGCAGTGCGTGCGCGCACATCTGGTAGAGCAGCGCCTGCCGGAAGCGGTCCTCCAGCGGCACGCCGACTTCCTGATCGCCAGCGTCGAATTGTGGGGTGTCGCGATAGAACGCGAACAAGTCCTCGCGCAGCCGCCGCGTCTCGTACATTGCGAGATTGAGCGCGACCACGAGGCTGTCGTCGTCGTAGCGGTACGGCGGCACGATGTCCTGCAACAGCGTGCGTGCGTCCGCGAGATAGTCAGACACGGTGGCGAGAGCCATGGCGTCACCTCATCAGAGGCGAACGGGGAGCGCCGGGATGGACCTCCCCGTTGCTTGGCAATGAGCCCCTGGCTCCCGTCAGGTGCCGATCGCCACCTGGGCCTGCGCGAGCGCCTTGCCGTCGACGACCTGATAGCCGTAGACCTGGAGACCGCGCAGAATCTGGCCGAAGGTGAGTTCGGACCGCAGCGTCTCGACCTTGCTGATCTGCGACGCGAACGTCAGTCCGTGCGCGTGACCCGCATAGATCGGCCATTCACCGACGTTGAAGTTGGTCGAATCCTGCGCGTTGGTCGGCAGCAAGTTCGAGATGTAGATCGTGAAACGATCGATCATCCCGAGTCGGCCGTTGCGCAGCATCGAGACCGCGTCGCCCGACAGGTACGCCTGCCGCAGCTCCGACTGCTTGATCATGCGTCCGGCCCAGGCCGGCATGACCACCCAACGTCCCGCTTCCGGGATGTTCTGCTCGTCGAGCACCTGACCGAGTCGCATCAGCACGTCGAGCAGCTCGACCTCGCCGGTGGTGGCGTCACGCGCCACGACCGAGAGCGGCGTGCCCTTGACGCCGAGATTGAGCGAATGCGTGATGACCCCGGCCGAGCCGCCGCGGTTGTCCGACGACATCTGATTGACGATGCCGTCGAGCACGTCGCGGTCGACCGTGATCTTGAGCTGCTGGGCGGCGTCGTCCGACCACATCGACAGGATGTTCAGGTCCGACTGGACCTCCATCACGTCGTCGAGGATCAGCGAGAAGTATTTGCCGTTGCCGATATACAGCTCGACGGTGCCGCCGGTCGGACGATCGAGCGCGAGCAGGCCGTCCGCCTTGTAGTCGTAGATCGAGATCGTCGGCTTGGTGCGAATCTTCACACGGTCGCCGTGATTCTTGATTTCGCCCTCGTAGTCGGTGTTCGAGATCGCGGCGAGCACCGTGCTCGCGTAGAACTTTTCGACCAACTTTCCAGACCAGATTTCGGGGATGAACCCGGTGGCCTGGAGGTTGTTACCAGAACTGCCAGTTGGGTAGATCGGCGGGACCGACGGCGGTGCGGCGGCGCCCGGGAAGCCAGTGGTTGGGATGGCCATGGCGAGCCCCTGAATCGGGGGCTCACGTCATGTCGATCGGTGCCCCCGGGTTATCGGACGCGCCCTTCCGTCTGTGCTGCGAAGATGTCCCGCTCGATGGCGTTCTTTTCGGTCTCGCGACCGGCGTACGCACCACGGCGGACGTCTGCGTAGAACTTGGAAATCTGGGCGCGGGTGTAGATGGGCTTGTCAGCAGCGGGCGGTTCGCCGGGTGCTGGTCGTGCCCGACCCGGGGCGGCGAGTGTTTCCAGGCTCAATGGCGGCTGCCGTTGTGCCGGCGGGGGCTCCGCGGGCAATGGCGCCGGTTGAGGCTGGCTCGGCTGGCCCTGAGCGGCTTCACGTAGGAAGCCTTGGAAGAATGCTACGACGCGAGGAGCATCGGCTGCTTTCACCGCAGCATCCAACAGTCGTTGTCGTACACCGCCAGAGTAAATATCGGGTAAACTCAACCAACGTTTAAAAGCCGGGTCGGTGTTGATCTTGCGCCACTCCGGCACCCGCTCGTCGAGCACCGAGAACACCGTCTGCTTGCCGGTGCGCTGGAGCTGCGAGCGGAGCTGCTCGTTCTCGCCGCGCAGCGACTGGAGTTCCGGCGCCAGTGTCTCGCGCGCCACGCGGCGGGCGAGGTCGATCACCTCGGAGCCGAACTGCTGCTCGTCGGCCGGCGTCACCAGCGGAGTCGCGGGCGGCGGCGCCGCGTGCCCATTGGTGTACTGCGGCGGCGGCATCGCGGCGAGCGCCTGCTGCGTGCGCACCAGCTCGTCGCCGAGCGCCTGCAGCTCGCCCTGCATCCGGTCGAGCTGATCCTGCGATCCGCGCCAGCGTCCCTGCATCGAGATGTAGCGGTGGTAGTAGCCCTGTGCGTCGACGTTGGGATCGAACGGTGCGCGCACCGTCGGATCGTCCGGCGCGGGTGCGGGCGCCGGCACCGGAGTCGGTTGCGCTTCCGGTGCCGGCGGTGCCGGCTCTGCGGCAACCGGTGTTGGCCCCGGTTGCGGCGCGGGCTCCGGTTTTGGTTCGGGTTGCGGAGCGGGCTCGGGCTGCGGCGGCGCGTAGGCCCGCGCATGCAGCGCCTCGGCCGCCGCGGCGGCCGCCGCAACCGCGGGCGGCAGCTTGACGTCGGGATCGACCCGGTTCTGCGGCATCGGCCGCGCGTCGACAGTCCTCTCAACCGGTTCGGGCATTCTGCCCTCCATTCGGTGGCGCCGCGCTCATCGCAGCAGGCGGCGCATAGGGCTTGCAGGTGAGAAACGTCTTGAGCAGACCGTGCATCTGGCGCGCGGAGCCCTGCGCGATCAGCACCGTGGCGGCGTCGCACTCGACGACCTTGACGGTGACGTCATCGGCCAGGATGCCGAATGCCTCGATGAACTGCTCCCATTCGTGTGGCGCGGCGTTCTTCAACAGCGCGCAGACATGGGACAGGTACTGGGCAGGCGACGGTTGCGGCGCTCTAGCCACCATTCATCGACCCGGTGTCGTCGTCGGCTCCGCCGGTGTCGACGGGGGCGCCACCCAACGGCATCGGACTGGCCTTGGCGTAATTCTGCATCGTGCGGTCAAGCGGGCTGCCCTGCGTCAGCGTGTTGAGCGCACCGCGGGACGGCAACACCTGCTCGGTGGCACCCTTGCCGACGTGCTTGTGAATGGTGCCCTTCCGCCCGCGGGGCGCGAGCGGCGTGAGATGCTTCTTGAACGGAGCCATCTCAGTCGAGCCCGGTGTTGCCGAACCCTGCGCCTGAGAACGCCAATGGGTTCTCGCTCGCAAGCTCGGGCTTGGAATAGTCGCGAACCGAGATTGCCTTGAGCCGCGGCGCCCGCAGCACCAGCGATTTATCCCGGTTGTAGTTCTTGATCTTCGGCGGCAGGCCGACGTTCGCGCGAACGCGCGGCCCCTTGCCGGTGATCGAGAAACCGCCGGCCATCAGCGTGGTCCGGTGATGCCCGCGGTGGCGGGATGCGACGGCGAGTAGCCGTACATCTTGGTCTTGCCGCCCTCGGCGTACTTGGGACCGGGCGCGCCGCCCGACACGTCGTGCTCGGTGACGCCGGGCTTCTGCTCGTTCGCGGCCTGCTCGCCGAACATGTGATTGGAGTGGCCGCCTTCCGCAAACTTGGCGCTGCGCTCGGCTTCCTTCTTGACCGTCTCGGCCATGGCTGTCCCTCCAAAGGGGCTCTGGATCGGTGGGAGGGTACTGCGCCGAACGGTTAACAGGGGTTAACCGGCCGGCTCGATCAGCAGCAGCCGCTCCGGCTTCGCCGTCTCGACCACCCGTACGTGCTCCCAGCCGACCAGCAGCCGCACCATGTGGTCGAGATCGCCGCCCGGCAGCTTGTACGGGCAGACGTCCTCGATCGCGTAGAGCCCGCCGACGGCCAGCGCCGGAACGAGTTCGTTGAACAGGCTCACCTGCGGGATCGGATCGTGCACCGCGTCGTCGACGATGAAATCGAAAAACCCCGGTCCGACGTTCCAGCGCGTGAACACGCCGTTGAGCATCGCTGCGTCGTAGGCGTCGCACAGCGCGGTGTGGATGCGTTCCTGATCGTTGAAGATGAACCGGCTGTCGTTGTCGAGCCCGTAAATCTCGGCGTTGGGGAAGAAGTCGCGCCACACGAACAGGCTGGCGCCGACCACGTTGTTGGGGATGTCGCGATAGCCGCAGATGCCGATCTCCAGCACGCGCCGCACCTTGTCGCGCCGATCCTTGAAGTGAGCGAAATAATGCGGCGTGTAGCCCCACGTCACCTTGTCGGTGCCATACCTGACGCACAGCTCACACAGCTCGGTCATACTCGGCTCCGTAGTTCAAGAACAGCGAGGCGTTGTGGTCGGCCTTGTACCAGCCGAATATCTCCGGGCACATGTGCTCGACATGCGCCCAGGTGTTCACCTCCCAGGTCACCGTGTGCTCGCGCCGCAGCCGCTGCTTGGTGTTGAGCTTGACGAGGCCGTCGAGCACGCCGACGCAATCGCGCGGGCAGATCAGCACGGTGCCGCAGAAGCGCCAGCACGGCACGTTGTCGTTCCAGCGCGCCTGCTTCGCCCAGCAGCCCGGCACGATGACCAGCTCCGGCTTGTGCAGCGCGATGCGGATCATGAACGCGCTGATCGCCTGATCCGTCATGCCCGGCAGGCCAAACACGCCGTAGTCTACCCAGATCAGCGGATCAGCGTCGTCGTGCAGCGCGGCTGCCTGCATCAGCCACTCGGTCTTTTGGTGCTGGACGATGTGATACCCGAGCGTGTTCTTTTGCGGATTGTCGCCGACCTTGTGGATGCAGCGCTGTCCGACCAGCGCCTCATAGAGCCAGCAGTCGTCGAGCCAGCCTTCGCACAGGTAGGTGTCGGGGATAGCCATGAGGCGTTCCCCGAGCGCGTGGTAGGTCTCGGCGGAGCGCGGATGATTTTCCAGCGGCACGTAGCCGGTGACGATCAGTGGTGCCACAGCAGGAACCCCGCTTCCATCGGATCGACCGTGGCGATCCACGCCGTCGCATCGTCGACACCGTACGAGATCAAGAGATTGCCGCTGTATGGGCAACGCGTGAGCCCGGCGGCAAACTCGATGCCTTTCTCGTTGAAGAAGAACGGCAGCGACCACTTGGTGAGCTTGTACGCGTTATCAAACCAGACGAACCGGTGCTGATAAAACCGCTTGGTGTGGCCGGGCTTGATCCATGATTCGTGCACCAGGGCGAGGTAGCCCGAGTTGAACTCGACCAGTTGCGTGCCGCCGGAAAAATGCGCGATCCCCTTCATGTTGTCCCACTGCCTGACCGTCTCGCCGTTGAGATCGACGATGCGGTTCGGCCGGTAGACGAACTTCATCGGGTCGTAGGTGTACGGGATCGGCATCCAATTCTTTTCGTGCTGCCGCGGCTCGACGCACACGACCCGCCATTCGGTGATCTGCCCGGTCTCATGATCGATGCGACCGACCACCTGCTGGGCGAGGCCGCTGGCGTCCAGCTCGCGCGTGCAGGCGAGAAACATCAGCCGGTCGTCGTTCTGGAAAATCCGCATGTCCTCCAGGCCGAGAACCAGGCCGAAGGCCGGCGGCGGGCGCGACCACACGATCTCGTGCGCGCTGAGCCATTCGTGCCGCTCGTTGAGTAGCACCAGATAGTTCATCGTCCTGATCGCATCGCTGCCCTGCATGTCGTAGCTGCCGTCGGCGCGGATGCGATAGTTGACAGCGCGCACGCACGCGTAGGTCAGGCGGCCAAACCGCGTGACGGACGGATTGGTCAGGGTGTATTTTTCCGGCGGCGACCACGGCGACCAGCAGGTGATCTGCTTGGTCGTGAACGACTTGCAGAAGTGGGCGAGCGGCTGGAGATAGAAGAACATGTTCGAGCGCGCTTCCGCCCGCACGTTGTCCGGCGCATCACCGTCGGTGATCAGCCCGTCGCACACCTCGTAGCCGCGGGTGCGCTTGCGATGGTCGTAAAAAGCCGAGATCGCAAACTCCCGACGCGGCCCCCAAGTGTAGGCGGGGCTCTCGACAAACAGCCCGTCGCGCGTCGGCTCGATCCCCATTGCGGCTTCTGCGAACAGAACCGCCAGCGCGTTCTTGCCCTGCTCGCGAAAGTGCGTCGCAAGATCAAGCAGGGGCTCCGCGCGTGACGGCCGAAACTGATACGCTTCCAGCATCCAACCGAGATATTCTTTCATCATACCCGCTTTGCCGCGCGTGCGCGTTCCAACATGGCGTAGAAGGTTTCCTCGTCCCAGCCGCCCAGCTCGATGCGGCGGTTGAACGCATCGATCGCCTGGGCGTGGCACAGCGCGTCGCGATATGACTGCCCGAGGTAGTACCAGTAGCGCGCGTTGTTCGGCTCACGCTCCAGCCCCTTGAGCAGCAGCGCGATGTCGCGCTCGAACTTGCCCGGCCGGTTGCCGCCGTCGGCGTGATCGTAGAACCACAGCGTGTCGAGGTTCTCGATCGCGCCGTCGAGCGACAGATACTCGTGCGTGACACCGACATATTTCGGATTGGCGTCGCGCCGCACGAGGCGGAAGTTGCGCCATTTGAGGCCGTTGTTTTCCTGGCGCAGCGCGTAGCACGGCGCGCTGAGCGCCTCGTCGTCGATCTCGCCGAACGCTTCCATGTCGGCGTCGACGAACAGAAAATAGTCGAACTCGAACTTGGCTGCCTCGGCGATGCGGATCGCGCGGTTGCGCGTCTCGTCCCAGGTCGTGAAGGTGCCGTAGAACAGCGCCAGCGGCAGCGCCTCGCGCCGGCAGTATTCGCTGATCAGCTCGGCGGTCTGGTCGGTCGAGCCGGTGTCGACGATCGCGGCGCAGTCGACCAGCGGGCGCACCGAGGCGAGGCAGCGAATGATGTTCGCCGCCTCGTTCTTGACGATCATGTTCAGGCAGATGCGTGCAACCAAGGTCCCGGCTCCAAGGTCACCGCATCAACCGGTCGAGCGCGACACGCTCGTGCCGTTCCACCACAGCGCGCCGGTGACGCCAGGATTGGCGGTCGGGGCGATGAACAGGTTGTTCGGTCCGGCCGCGCCGGTCGCGCCGGCTGGTCCGGTGACGCCGGTCGAGCCCTGCGGTCCGAGGATGCCCTGCGGGCCGATAGCGCCCTGCGGCCCGGTCCAGCCGGTGAAGCCGACCGCGCCGGTGATGCCGGTCGGACCGGTCGAGCCGGTCGGTCCGGTCACGCCGGTGGCGCCGGTCGGGCTGCCCAAGGGGCCGGTGTTGCCCTGCGCACCGGTCGGGCCGGTCGGTCCGCCGGCCGGGCCGGTGGCGCCGGCCGGTCCGGTCAATCCGGTGGTGCCGTTCACCACGTCGACGAGCTGCTCGACGATCGATGACAGCGTCTGCATGTCGTAGTGCCGCGAGGTGCGAATGACCATCGTGCGTCCCTTTCGTTAACCGACGCCGCCATGAATCGGCATCGCATTTGGTCCCGGCTGATTGCCTACGAGTGCGGTGGTCGGCCCCATGTGCGCCGTCGCCTGCGGCCCGACCTTCATGCCCGACGCCTGCCGGGCGAGACCGGGCGAGCCCGGTCCGCCCGCTCCGGGTGGCGCCCCTGGCGTGGGTGTGCCCGGCGCCGACAGGTCGGTGGGACGCGGATCGACCGCACCCGGCGGCGTGCCGATGTGGATCGGCGGACCCTCGGGGAGCGCCTCGTGCTGCGCGAGCCCGCCCGCGACCATCTCCTGCGTGATGCGCTGCACGCCGGCTGTCACCCCCTGCATGACGCCCTTCTGCACTTGCGCGTCGATCGGCCCCGCCTGCTGATGCTGCTGGTCCGCCTGCTGCATCTGGTCGAGCTTGTCGTCGTTCGGCACGATGTCCTCAGACAAGCCGATCGTCTGCGCCACCGAGCGCAGCACGATGCCGCGGCCCTTGATCCCCATGATGCGCTGGTCGAGCGGGTTGGTGGTGCCCTGCAGGAACTCGATCTGGCGCTGGCGCTGCGTCTCGCGCTGGATCGCGACATTGACGCCGAGCACGGTGACGTTCTCCTCGCCCGACAGCATGCCGGTCTGGTCGGTGAGCAGCACGAGGTCGATGAGCTGATGCAGCGCCGGATCGATGATGTCGCGGTCGATGTTGGCGGACACCGACTGGAGAATCTTGGAGCTGTTGCCCATCAGCATCGCGAGGCCCGACGCCGTGCGGCCGGCGCCGCCGGCCTGTCCGCCCTGGATGTATTTGGGGATCGCCGAGACGTCGTCGGCGACGTCGACGAACTTGTTGAACACCTCGATCAGCGCCTGCGCGTTCGAGGTCGGCTGAAAGAAGCTGATCGGCTGCGAGATGCCGCCCGACCCGAGCGGGTTCTTGCGCATCTTCCACCGCTTCCAGGGATACAGCTCCTCCGGGTTCTCGTCCTCGGCGATCTGGTCGAGATCGATCATCACCTGCGGACCCGACGCGATCGACAGGTTGTTGATCAGCGAGCGCAGGCAGGCGTTGCTCGCCTCCTGCATGTCGGTGAGCAGATCGGTGAGCCCGTTGCCGACCGGCGTGCCCGGGACTTTTTCGTAGCTCGTGATAAAGTACGGGTGCCGCATGCGCGGCGAGGGCGAGAGATGGGACTTGATCACATGGCTGCCGACCATCCAGGTCTGGACGTTGTAGTCGCGAAGTTCGTCCGGCACGGCGAGACCGTAGTCCTGGAGCAGACGGCCCTGACAATTCCCGTTGAACTCCATCATGGAGAGCATCGCGGAGCGGTTCCAGGCTGGGTTCTCGCGGCTCTCAAGAACGGAGCGTTCAGCGTCCGTGGTGTCCCAGTTGTCATAGAGACCGCCGCGCCCATATTCGTCGAGGACGGCAAGAATTTCCTGCTGGTTGTAACCTGGGAGGTCGAGCAGCTCGTTCAGCTCGGCGCGGGTGACGCGCAGCTTCTCGATGCAGTCAGCGTTGGCGATGTCGGCGACGCCGGGGGTGAACCATAGGTCGAACGGCGAGACGCGCTGCCATGTGAGGCGGGGGATTTGCTGGATGCTCGGCATTCCGCCCGCGTTCGGCCACACCACCTGCGGATAAATCCGCACCACCGGACCCTTGAGGACGGCGAACGGGAAGATCGGGAGATCGACGATGAACTCGGCCAGCGCATGGTAGAACCCGCCCTCGCGCAGAATCTCCTCCAGCCGGTCCTCTGAATCGTCGGCCTGATCGGCCGCCTTCTTCTTCGCCACCTCCTTCGCCTGCTCGTACAGCGCCCGCGCCCGGTTCTCGATGTCGGCGCGGTTGGGCGGCTGCCCGGTCTGCTGCGCCACCATCGCGCTCTCGTGCAGCATCAGTTGCTTGATCGACGCCGTCACGGCGGAATCGATGTCGGGATCGGCGGGCGGGCGCAGGCCCCACGGGCGGTCGGCGCCGAGATAGACGTCGCGCAGCAGGCTCGACGCGGCGCGGCACTTCTGCGCGATCAGCCGCGCGTAGATTTCCGAGCCGCCGAACTTGCGGATTTCCTGCAGCTTGTTCGCGTCGTACTGGCCGTTGAAGGTGCGCAGCGCCATCAGCATGCGCTCGCTCCAGCCGGCCGACGTGTTGCGGTGGTTCCTGAAAATCTCGAACTGCGCGCGGATGTAGCTGCCGAGCTGGGAGACGTCGCCCTGGATCGGCTGGGCGTCGACATTGGCGCTCGTCGCCGCCTGCCGGGCGAGCTGCGCTTCAAGCGCCGCGGGCGGCACGACCTGGATCACGCCGTTCTGGCCCAGACCATCCATGGGCACCGATTTTTAACCTTTGATGGTTAAAATTGGTTAGCCGCGAGGCATGTCCCGTGAACGATTTTCAATTCAACGCCGATCTCGCCACCCTGGAGAACTCGCGTTTCGTCCTCGACGCCGCCCTGCTGGGCGCGCTGGCGCGCGAAGTCGCCATGGAGATCAACGACTTGAACCTGATCCTGGCCAACTACGGGCTGACCCAGGAGCAGTGGGCGGAGATCAAGCAGAACACGACCTTCAAGAAGATGCTCGAAAGCGCCGTGCAGGCGTGGGCGTCGGCGGCGAACGCGCCGGAGCGCATCAAGATCGAGGCGGCCGCGACGTTCGAGCAGGTGATGCCGGTGATCGCCAAGCGGCTCAAGAACCCGAGTGAAGGGCTCGACGACGTCGTGCGCGGCGCCCGCATGCTCGCCGACGTCGGCGGGCTCGTGACCAACCCGGCCGGCGTCAACGGCGAGCGCGTCACCATCAACATCGATCTCGGGTCGGACACGCTGACCCTCACCCACGAAGTCAAACCGATCGAGGCCGCTCCGAGCGACGTCGACGTGATCCAGAAGGCAGCGGCGGCCCTCCCCAAGCGGGGCTGACGTGCGGATCGATTTCCGCCCGCCGCCGACCTGCGCGCGGTTTATGAAATCGGACGCGTTCGGCCGCATCCTGGCCGGGCCGATCGGGTCGGCGAAAACCACCACCTGCGTGATGGAGCTGATGCGCCGCGCCTGCGAGCAGCCGCCCGGCGCCGACGGCCTGTGCTACACGCGCTTCAGTGTCGTGCGGCAGACCTTGAAGCAGCTCCGCGACACCGTGCTCAAGGACTGTCAGGCGTGGATTTCGACCTACGGCCTGGGCGAGTGGAAGCCGTCCGAGAACGCCTTCCACGTCCGCTTCGACCGCATCCGCTCCGAGTGGATATTCATCCCGCTGGAGGATGCCGAGGACCAGGGCCGGCTCCTCTCGATGCAGCTCACCGGCGCGTTCCTGTCCGAGTGCATCGAGATGGACATCTCGGTGCTCGGGCCGATCGCCGGCCGCTGCAACCGCTACCCCTCCGGCGCGCAGGGAGCGCCGCGCTGGTCCGGCATGATCGCCGACACCAACTTCCCGGTCGAGATGTCGCCGTGGCAACTGTTCATGGAGAGCCCGCCGCCCGAGTGGCAGATTTTCAAGCAGCCGTCCGGCTTGGCCAAGGACGCCGAGAACCTGGAGTGGCTGGCGCAGACCGAGGAGACGCGCAAGCTCCCGCTCGACGATCCGCGCCGCATCGCCCAGGGGCGCAAGTATTACGAGCGCCTCGTCGCCATGTACGGCGAGGAGAGCGATTACGTGAAGCGCTACGTGATGGCGCAGTACGGCAACGACCCTTCCGGTCACGCCGTGTTCCGGGAGTCCTTCATCCCGCGCTTTCACTGCACCGACGCGACGCAGCTCGTGCCCGGCTATCCGATCCTCATCGGCCAGGACTGGGGGCGCGATCCGTGGTCGCTGATCTGTCAGGTCGACCACCTCGGCCGGTTGGTCGTTCACGACGAGGTGCCGGTGCCGCCCGAAGGCATGGGGCTCGAAAAGCACGTCGAGATCAACCTGCGCCCGCGGCTGGCGCAGGACCGCTATCTCGGGTTCCGGTTGGCGGTGGTGGGCGACCCGTCGGGCGTGGCCAAGGATTCGATCACCGAGGAGACGAACTTCGACGCCATGCGGCGCATGGGGTTCCCGGCATTCCCGGCGCCGACCAACGACATCGATCCGCGATTGAGGGCCGTTGAGTCGTTCCTGCAGCGACAGGTGGCGGGCGGGCCGGCTTTGGTGGTCAACCGGGTGCGCTGCCCGACCCTGGTGCGCGCCCTGTCGGGCGGCTACCGCTTTACCAAGACGCTGGTCGGCCAACGCCGGCCGAAGCCGGATAAGAACGAGTATTCGCACGTCGCCGACTGCCTGGAGTACGTCTGTTTGGTGGCGAACGGCGGCGGGTTGGCCGGCATCGCCCGTGCTTTGCGGGGGCCGCGGGTGCGCTCATCGGTGCCACGCGTCACCGCCGCGGCTTGGACGTGACCGGAACCTTGATCGGCGCCGCGTAGTCGGGATTGACGTCGGGGAGCGTGAGGCCGACCGCCTTGAGGATTTCCTTGCGATCGTCGAGCGACAGGAAGTAGCCGCCGGCCCAGATCGTGTGCACCTCGTAGCCCCAGCGCTTCATCCGCTTGCGCAGCTTGCAGATCACGACGTCGACCAGCTTGTGGGACGTCTCGTGGCCGGGCGCATGGACGGCCTGGGCGGCGGCGTGCAGCACCTCCTTGGTGGCGCGCGGGCGCTTGAGCATGACCACCAGGAGCAGCGCCTGCTGGCGCGTAATGTCATAGCGGTGCTGGAGCGCCGTCGTCAGCTCGCTCTCGTCGTAGACTACACGACGCCCAGCTCGGCGGCTGGCCGGTTGGCCCGGCGGCCAGTCGGTCGGCGGACTCTCCAGTAGACGCGCGGCCTGCAGGGCGGCACCGATTGTCTCGTGGACCGCTGCGGACGGAACCTGCATGGCGCGAGCGATAGCGGAGACGGGAACCCCTTCATCGGCCAGTCGCACCATAACGGGCCTGAGTACAGCGCCATGGATCACCTCGATGAGATAGTCGACGGGACCGAGATGCACCGGCTCCAGAGGTTGGTTGGCGGCCAAAGCCATGGTCGGAAGTATGACACGGATCGGGTTATTAAGAAAGGGTGAGAATGGAGTTGCGGTTTGGTTACCCTTTGAAGTGGAGGTAAAGCGGACCAAAAAAATGCGTCACAACATCCGTCACAACATCCGTCATTCGGTGACAGATGTGACGCATATGACGGATGTTTGCAGTTCATGCAAAAGATGAGTTTCCGACTCAATTGAAAAACCAGCGGTAAAAGTGACGCATATCTGTCACTGAAAAAAGGTATCCGTCACTAGTAAGTTTTTGTAGTTATTATATAATGACAGTTGTGACGTATATGACATATGTGCCGTTCCTATATATAGGGGGGTATGGATATAGGGGCTATAATAGTGGAATTAACGGCACACTATGCGTCACAAGCGACATACCTCCGCGATTATACCAGCGATTTGGATGGCATCGGCGACGTCGGCGCTACCCAGGTGCCGGGCCGATCGCCCTCCACGTTGAGCACCGCCCCCTCGACCTCGACCACCGGCTGCTCCCACGGGAGCCCCTGGCAGTCGACCGTGCGCTGGTAGAACAGCGTGACAGCGCGACTGGGCGTGATCCCGAGCTGCGCGAAGATCGCCTCCGCGGCATCCTTGAGGACCGGTGGTACGCGAGCGCTGACGATCGGACCCTTGGGCATGTGAACCTCCATGTAGACGGAAGGGTAGACGTGTATACACGATTTTGGGGTCCTATAGTTGGGAGGGGGGTATAAAGCGCGCGAGGCCCCCCACCCCTGGCCACTGTGGGGGGAGGGCACGGCGCGGTAGGGATGCGGTAACCCTGATGGAACATTAACAATCGAAATGTGCGGCGATTTGTGGCGCAGTTTTGCGCTCGCGCGGTGCGATGTTCCTGCAAGCCCTTGATTCCCCTTGTCCGACCTGACGGTGGTTGCGTACTGCCCGCGCGCAATCCGGCCGGACCCGATCGGATCGCCGACAGCGTTCCTCTATACGGAACACCGTTCCGCTCCGCGGCACGCGAGCGCACCCCGGTCTTATGTAGCCTCAATTCGAGAATCTGACCGGACCCCGCATTTACTTACCATTCACCATCCTTGCATTTTGCAATTGCAGTTTGCGCAGACTGCGCTATCGTGTCCATGGAAGCCATAGCGGACACGGGAATTTCACACGGTGGCGCAACTGACGTTGCGCGGTAACGGGCAGAATAAAAAGACTCCTCCTTATAGGTTTGAAAGCGAAAGGGCAGGGTTTTACGCCACACTGGCTTAAAGCCATGCCCGATCGTTTGCGCTCCTTATGCCGATCAAAGCCGGTCGGTATAACGAGCGCAACCGCGCTCACACCCCAAACCTCTAGGAGTCTACAATGCATGAGATTGACATGACAAACGGCCGCGCGAACATCGCCTTTCGGGGCTCGCGCGACGATATTTGGCACCGTCTCGGAACGGAGATGGCGCCGGATATGTCGCTTGATGCCTGGGCGAAAGCCGCGGGCATCAATTGGCAAGCTGTCATGGTTCCCGCATATCGCGATTTGCGCGGGAACGAGTTCCAGCACCTCACCAATGGCGGGCTTATCCTCACGGATAACGTCAAGCATTGCGTGCGGAACGACAATGGCGCGCCGCTTGGCGTGGCCACTGATGGTTATGTCGCGCATCAACCGCGCGATCTGCTGGAATTGCTGCACCGTTATATCGAACAGGACAAGCGGTTTCAGATGGATGTAGCCGGTTCCCTTCGGGGCGGAAAAATCATCTGGGCAACCGCAACGTATAACGGCGGAATGACCGTCGGCGGCGATAAGCACGTCATGCGCCTGCTTATGACCACCACGTTTGACGGTTCGGGTGCAACGATCGGAAAGGCGACGGCAACGCGTACGGTGTGCAAAAACACATTGAACGCGGCGCTTGCGGACAACCGCGCGACCATTCGGATCAAGCACAACACCAAATTCAACGCGGATCGCGCCGCGGCGGATTTGGCGGCAATCGCTCAGGGCTTTGACCAGTACAAGGCCATGGGCGACGCAATGGCGGCTATCGAGGCATCAAAGGCCGATATTTCCAACCTGTTCAAAGCGGTGTTGGAAATTCCCTTTGACGCCAAGCAAGATGACCTCAGCACGCGCAAACAAAACCAGTTTGCCGCGCTGCAGACCGCCTATCGCGCCACCGTTGCCGAAGGTACGCCAAGCGGCACGGCTTGGGCGGCCCTGAACGCTGTCACGCGCTACGTTGACCATGACCGGTCAACGCGCGGTGCGGGCAGCGACGAAACCGAAGCGCGCTTTATCTCGGCGCAATTCGGCTCCGGTGCGCAGATGAAGGAAAAGGCCGTCGCGTTCCTGTACAAAACCGCGACGGACAACGCCAAGCGCGCACCGGCGGACACGGATTTGCAAGCCTTCCTGAAGGCAACTCCGTTCCGCCCGACCGTCATCAACTGACAATGGTGCAGAGTGTTGCGGCCGGAGCAATCCGGCCGCAATGCCGTGCACGTTGCACGAATACCCAACCCAAGCCACAAGGAGTCTGCCATGAGTGAACTGCTACACGCGATCCGAATCGAGTGGCCGAACAAGGCCACTTACAACCGGTTCAAGGTTGCCCTGGAGGTGCAGGATGCGGGCAATCTCCGCGCGCTC